GAGTGAAGTAGCAGGAGGCATTCCAGGATTCGGGGTTTTAACAAATCTACCAGTTTTGGTTTTAACAAATCTACCAGCTCTATTCATACTAACTCCTCCCATCATCATCTGCAATTGAACCATAGTCCTCATGAGATTTACCATACTTATCAGATGAGCTTCCATGATAGCAAATTGGGTGTTCGTCTTAATAGCTGCTGCAGACATACCCTCAGTAGAAGCCGTGGCAATAGTTTGTAAATATCCAACCGACCTTATAATACCTCTCACAGTATTAAACCCTGCAACGATGGTACCAACTACTACTGCAGTAGCTCCTATCCTAAGACCAAAACCTCCAACCCAAGTTTCTGAGATAGAATTAATTACTTTGATTATAGAGTTACCCACATTTAGTACTGGGGTAAAGATTCTACCCAAAGCTGCACCTGCGGTAACTGTTAAGTTCTCTATACTTGATTCGAATTGGTCAATTACACCTGCATCGGTTTTAAGACGTTCTTCATTGAGTCGATTTACTGCTCCCAAATTTTGGTCATAGGTTGCAAGTATCTTACCCATCTTATCTCTACCAGAAGCAATATCCCGAAGTACTGGGAGCATACCTCGATTACCACGAACTCCAAAGATATTGAAGAAAGTTGGTGTTTCGATTCGTGAAGGTAAATCTACTGCGGCCTTAGCAAACTTCTGATAGATAGTGTAAAGGTCTATAAGGTTACCTTGAGCATCGAAGAATTCATCTGGACTTAAGCCCAGGTCTGCTAAAGCGTTATAGCCTTTCTTTTTTTGATTAACAAGGGATAGTTGTAAGTAACGAATCATATTGGCCAGTGAGGTACCTGCCATAGAACCCTGTATACCCATATCACCCAATACACCAATAGCAGCAGCCGTTTGCCGAAGGTCTACTCCAGCAGTTGCCATATCTGCTCCTGCATAAGATATGGACTGGGCTAAGTCTGTTAAAGATATATTTGCATTAGTAACTGCAGTATATAAATCATCGGTTACTCTAGCGGCTTCTCCCATTGGGATTTGGTACATTGACATGATATTGGTCATCAAGTCAGCTACACCACCTTTCTGTCCCACTGGCATTGTAAAGATTGAAGCCAGCTTAGATGCTGGCCCAATCATTTCTTTAATAGCATCGAATTTATTACCCGCCATAGCCAGGTATCTTTGTCCTGATGCAACATCCGAAGCAGTAAGAGGAGTTATCTCATTGACATCTTTTGCCAATTGTAACATTTCTCTTTGTTCTGCAATGGTAGCACCAGCAATTTTCGAAGCAGTCCAAACTTCATTCTGAACACCCGCAGAGTATTTATAGGCCCTTGCCATTCCCCCTACGAGCTGCATTCCGAAGTCCATTGTATTGGAAGCTGACATCTGTATACCTCTATTCCAGGTATTCATATCATTCATCATTGTTCTGAATGACCCAGATATCTTGCCAGCCTCTTGAGAGAATCGGTCTTTTAAAACCATGGCAACACCGACCTCTACTATACTCCTACTGGTATTCATAATTTACTTTCTTTTCTTTAATTGTTTATAATATTGCTCGGCCATTTCCTTGAATATTTTCCTTATTCGGTACGGAAGACGTAAAAAGCCGAAATAGTCTAAGGCTATCTCGGCTCTGGTGATATAAACAAAATCACTCTCTAACATTACTCTTCCGTCAGGTAGAAAAAATTCGGTGCCCAAACTATAGGATAAGTTCTTTCTTCTCCCGTTGTGGGATTAGTGATATGAGATTCACCCTTGAAAATGGGGTCAATAGATAGGATATATTTTCTCATCTCAGCCATATCTTTTGCTGTAAATGGAGTAAAGTTTTCTACCTTCTCCCAATTACCGTCTACTTCTAAGTAGAGATTCCGACAAAGTAAGGGGGCATTCTTAGTTTGTTTATCCAAGGGTAACTTCATGAACTCTTGTTCTCCCTTACCAGTCATACAATCAAATTTGATTTTCTTGCCCGATGAAAGAAGATATTCATGACCGGTTAATTGAATACCCTTTGGATAATAAGGGATGGCATCTGGTTTTTCATCAAATACCTTATTATCAGTGGGTACTTCTGAATAATCGAAAAGGAACTCATGAAGGTCTTGGCCATAAGTAATCTTACCACCATTCTCTTTGCCCCAATCATATTCGAATTCTACTTCCTCTCCCAAAGAGAAGATACGAGAATTGAAGATAATAGCATAACGGTCATTGACTGGTAAGTTAAGGGCATCATCTACGGTTAATTTCCCATTAGGAGTAGCCGTAGTTCTAATTACAATTGCTGCAATGAACTTAGTAAGGTTCATCAAAGTCTTCATGTCTGAAAGGTTACTGAGGATATCTTCATCAGCACCATTCTGTTCTCTGATTTCATATTCGAAACCAGAAGGTCCGGTAAATCTAAATGTTCTAAATTCCATAATTTGATATATTTAATGTTTACAAATGTTCATAGTACTCCGTATAACAACAAGAAAGGGGTGAGCTCCTATCACAGGAATCCCACCCCTCCACCGAATCTTAGTGAAAATATACTAAGGAATTAGTATTTATCTGCAGTACCAACTGAGAACTCTATGGACTCAATGGTATTCTCTGAAGCCATTCTGTCCAAGTCTAAGCCGGTAATCTTACATGGCCATACCTCTTCGAAGACGTGGGTATTAAGAACCGAGACTCCATCTTCGGCAAGTTCATTTACAATAGCCGTTTCCCAATATTGGCTTGGTACCAAACCTCCACCAACTATGTGGTCTTGGCAAGCATAAAGCCAATCATGAAGCCATGTGTCTGAACCTGCAGTAGTCATAAGTTTCTCTACAATAAGGTTACCTATAGTAACCCTACCTGCAGTTTTAACGTTTCTATTGACGTCCCCATGAGCAACCTGGTCAATTTCAATATCTGGCAAAGTACAACTTTGGAATAGATAAGTATTGATAGGGTGTTTGGGGAACATGATGCTCCACAAGAATTTCTTCCGTGGGTTTTTTACTTTTGCTCCCATTGTGTTATGAGTTTATAAGTTATTACTTGTTTCTACGATTGATACTGCCTTAGAAGCTGCATCGATTACAATCTCCATAGTTACCTCTTGCATAGGAACTACATCCTTATACTTAAGGATAGCACGGTACTTACCCTGACGAGCATCTGCTTCGTTATTAACCGAAAGGTCATCCCAAGAAGTTGCATCCTGGTCACCCATCCAAGTATATTCTGTCATGGCATCTTCATCTACCAAAGAATCTAATGTAGGTTTAACTTCCAACCAAATTCTTTTCCAAGTTCCCCAAACGTTTGGTTCTTCCAAATACTTGTTAAGTACTGGACGAAGGAACTTCTTCAAATACAAATTCAATCTTACGATTGAAAGGAATCTTTCAGAATCCTGTTTCACTTGAGAAGAGAAGCAATGCCATAGCATGGTTTGCTTACCTGCATCTGGAGTATCTTTGATTACCATCTCATTGATATAATTCTGAGCAAGTGTGTTCAGTTCATTATATCGAGAAGGAGAACCATAATTTGGACATACGGGCCCAACTGCATCTCCAATAACTCCTCGGTTCATACCAGCAAAGGATTTCCAAGGACCATATTGAGTAGCAGAAGCATCTCCCAAACCTGCAATGGTACCTACTACATCAGAATCTTGAAGATTGCCGTTCTCATTGTAGTACTTAAGGCCACCTCCAAAGTAAGCAATGTACTTGGAATTACCCACGGTACCAAGACAAGCCTGTACCCAAGTAACCTGAGCTTTATAGTCTCTTGGTTGAGTACCCTGGGTGTAATGGGTTAAGTGTTTTGGGACTTCTATGTACAGTACCCATTCCATCAATTCTTTTGCCATATCTGCAGCAGCCTTATATACCTTGAGTACGTCAGCATCAGTAGTAAGGTGTTGAGAGATATGGGAAATGAATAATTGGTAAAAGTCAGTGTAGTCCCTTACTAAATCCAATGAAGCGATCCATTCATCAGCAGTAGGGTTAGAACCAGCACTACCTACGGTACCGGTAAATAGTTTCTCGGTATCTGAAGGAGCTGCTCCCCCAACTGTTACAGTAACGGCATTTTTTGTACCATCTACACTATCGGTAAGCCATTTGATTAAGTTCTCAAAAGATGAACCAGCAACTACTACCGGTTTGATATACTCTGAGTTCTTAGCAAAGGCACTAAGAGCAAGGTAATCTACCGAAGTATTATTGTTATCATCGGCAGTTTTATAAGTTACTACTGGACCTTGTTCAAGTACCTGGCCATTGCCTGAATAGATTCTATAATACAAGGTATTGGATTGTTTATAGAAACCTACCTGGAAGGTATCAGTACTACCGATGGGGTCTCCATAACCTTTGGTTACCAATCCCAAACTATAAGTAGTTCCCCCAGAAGCAATGGTTATCAATGCTGCAGGAGTAGCAGGGTCTGGAGTAGCAGAAGCAGGTACTATACCTTCCTCTTCGGATTTAGCAACTGTTTTAGCTTTACCTGCAGTTGCAGCTACTGTACCTTGAGTAGCTCCCTTGCCAAGTACTCGAATAACACGAAGCTTAGAACCACCCTGCAAAGCCTTTTCGATATTTGATACAGAACCATCTGGTACAATTTCAGAACCATAGATTCTTTGGAACTGAGAGAAAGTAGAAATGATTTCTGATGGGTCATCATAAGGGCCCTTAGTAGTTCTAGCCAATACACAAGAAACTCCTAACATGGGAGTAGTTTGAAGAACATTGTTGTTCTTAAACTTAAAGTCAATGTGAGGTGAAGTTGGCATAATTCTATTGTGATTAAAGTTAATTACTTGTTTAATTTATACCCTAGAGTATTGTACCTATGCCTTAGGTACTTTTAACTCTAACATTTCATTTTCGTTTTGTTCTAACAATCCAATAAGAACTGATATATCCTTGATGGGTGTAAGAGTACCTTCTCCCAAAGCTTTTTCTGGAAGAATACCGTCTTTACATACATAAGTGTATACCTTCTCAAGTATACCATGTTCTACATCTGGATGGTCATAATAATTACCAATCTCAATGAATAGGTTTCCGGTGGGAGCAAGCCTGCCCTTTTCCCATTCCTCTAAGTCATTGAAGTATGGTCTCACGTATCCTCTAGCAGGTAAGCCAGTATATAAAATTGTATGTAGCAATCTCATATCGGCTTGTGTTTGAGAAACTAGATGTACATCTATGGTGATATCTTTTGTTTCATAGGGAAACTCTGAAGCTTGGTAATTACCATCCTCCAGTTTATCACCAATGATGTATTTATTCACACCAATATCTCCAGCATAATAACCTTGTAGTTCTATGGTTATTCTTGGGAGAGTCTTTGGGCCTTTTACTTGGTTATTCCCTATACCAAAAAGAGGTATGAACTTCTTCATACCTTTGATTGCCTCTTGAAATCTTTTTTCGTTTTCTTGAGACAAAGGTAAGAAGTCTTCTGGGTTTAAGGTAAGACCCATTTCTAACATTGTACTAAGTAGAGAGATATAAAAAGTTCTTTCTACTATTTCTTCTGAGTTTACCATTAAAGTCCTAATCTAATATTTAACTGAACACTTTGATTGCCATTGTCATTAATATACCCATTATAAATTACCTGAATACCTCCAAAACCACTCATTATGGTTTGTAAATGACCAACACAATTTAATTCACTAACCCATTGAGTAGCAATATTTGAAGGATAATCGGTAAGCCATACTTTAAAGGAATTTGGTTCAGAACCAATATCTACAGGGAATTGACCCTCTATTGTCTTACTTATATCGGTTATCTTAAATTGTCTTATAAATTTAGCAACTTGAATACCGTTGATAAGGTAGTACTGATAACCCTTTACCTTACTAATCTGAGCAGTACTAGTATTTTGACCAAGATTTGGGAATGGTATATTCGGGGTTGGTTCAAAGCCATACTTAGTAGTTCTAGTACCTGGAGATTGAGTTATATTTAAAACTATCTCTGGGTTAGGTTCTTGCTGTGAGATAATCTTAACCGTAGTAGTTCTTTCTAATGGATCATAGTTACTTGGGTTGTGATCTTGATTAGTAGATTTAGTTTTGATAATAAGCTTACCTGCAGCATTAGCTTCCCCAATTTTTTGGGTTACCTCTAACCAATCGGATGAGCTTTCTAATTTCCAATCTATAGCACGGTATTCATCTTGAGGCTCATTATTTATAAACTTCTGTTGGTAACTATATACCCCTATTTCTAGAGTCTCACCCTTTTTAGTACCCTCGAAAGTATGGGAAGTAGTTTCCGGAGTGATACTAAAATAAGTTCCCCAGGTCTCTACTATTTCAGGAGCAGCCTTTTGTATCAGAGTTACTTCCCTTTCTACACCCTGAACTACTACCTTGAGGACCTGCTCTTTTAAGGTCTGTTCTGTATTTACTGCTTTCGGTTTTACACGAATGGTAGCAGTACCAGTTCCTGATAGTGAAGATATTTCAAAATCTACTGCCATTATATAATCCTCCTTATTTCTTTTCTAACTTCATTACGTATTTCCTTTTGTAAGGCAGCTTTTCCACCAGCAGCCTTAAATGCAGGAGCCCAGAGAGGACGAGGTGGTAAATTACCATCTCTACTACCATACTCTAACATGATAGCTATCTGATTCAAAGTTTTTCTTGAAGTCTTACCAGTATAAGTAATCTTCTTGATTCCAATTGGTAAACCAACGAAAGTTCTTTTCTTACCTTTTACTAAGGTAACTGACCTGGCATATTGTCCAGTAAGATTTAGCATGGTATGGTCTCCATATTTCTTTATGGTACCAGGAGCATGTGGTGGCCAAGATACTCCGGAACCCCTTGGAGGTACACCAGTATTCAAACTTCGTCTTACTATACGAAGAAGTTGATTACCAAACTTTTCTGTACCTTTCGCATAACCCTTAGTTAAGATACTTGGAGTTTTAGCAATCAACCTTTCTGCACGAGCTTGTTCTCGTTTGTCTACGTATATTTCTAGAGAGCCAACTGGAGTCGATAGTGTAATATTAACCGACTTACTTGGCATAATTCTTATTATTGTTTAGGTTTATCTAATCCCAATTCTTGAGCAATCCTTAATAAATACTGGTATTATTGTATAACCTATGATATACTAAATACATAATCATGGGTTATGGTTGATACTAAATACATAATCATAGGTTATAGTTGCAGCACTCTGGTTAATATTAAGTGTTATCTTCTTACCAGATTCTGATTGAGTTACTGTTACTGTGGCAGACCTTGAGGATTCAGCGGTGTTCTCATAAGTTTTAACTGAGAGCCCATTATCTACTATATTAACAGTAGTCCAACTCGGTACATTTTGACTTTGACTTGCTCCTACCGGATATATATCAGAAGTTTCTGTATCATTTATCACTTTCTTTTTATAAGAGATGAATGGAACCTCTTCAGTTTTTCCCAAAGCCGGATGAGTAATAGATTTAGAAGTCTGACTTCCAGGAGCACTCCCCCAATTAAAATAATAATTATAATATACACTTGCACCGCCCTGAGTGATATTCACAAAATCGGAAGCACCTCCATAATAAGCAATAACTCTAATAGACCTACTACTTGTACTGGTATTCTCAGAAGCACTAAGAGTAGTACCTGATAGACTAAATCCTGAGATACCATTGGTACTTAAAATCGGAGTAGCCCTATCGGAGCCATCGAGAACATTTGAACCAGAAGTATAATTGGCATATCTTGGTCTACTTGCACTGGGGTACAAAGTTACACTACCTCCAGTATTACCGATGGTATAAGAACTTGCCCTTAAGCTTACACCCCAAGAACCATAGGTATACCCAGTAAATTCGTTTGCTGCCTGGTATACTGGTACACTTACAGATTTGGTTTTACCATTTAGTGATAAGGTACCAGTAAGGGTTCCTACCTGGGTTCTAGATTTAACCGTAGTTCCCAAAGAACCTGCACTAACTGCAGTACCATAACTAATGCTAGCACCACTTGTAATCGTACCTCCTCCCGTTGTAGAACCATTCCATCCCCAAGTTTGAGAATATGAGGGCATAGTAGAGAATGAACTTCTAGTACCTCCACTTGCAGGTATATCGGTTACAGCTCCACCACTTGCAGTAATTTCACTATAAGTCTTATAACCTGCAGATTGAGAACAAGATATGGTTACTTTCTTATTGGTTTCTGCTTGGGTTAAAGTTACGGTACCACTACGAGTACTGGTAGAAGTATTATTACCCATAGTTACTGAAGTACCGGTACCGGATATACTTCCTCCATTAGCTCTAGTATAAGTTAAAGAAATTTGGTTACCATAATTATGGCCATTTCTTAATTCTTGCTTGTATGAAGTTACCGTGAAAGTTTTAGTACCTCCAGTTGCCCCAAAAGACATAGAAGTGGGGTTTACACTAAACCCATAACTCCAAGATTGAGAAGCTGCAGCTTGAGTAAAAGTTACTTTAAAAGTTTTACCAGATTCGCTCTGTGTAACAAGAGTATTGGAATCTGACCGAGAGGTTAATCCCAGATTCTCTGAAGCAGTCCAAGGAGGTACTTGATTACCGTGATTAGTTACCCATGTGGGTGTATTACTAATAATATAATTTACCGTAACTTCAGCCCCATTAGCTATTCCATCCCAATATTTCTGTTTCGTAGAAATAAAACCAAAGCCTTGATTAGAAGAACTGGGGTTACCCAAAGTATCAAAACTTATACTACTGTATCGAGAAGTAAATTTATACTTATAGGTTACCTTGTGTATATCTTCCAACTTTACACATTCATTATTTCCATAGGAACTGGCATTGGATAGTTCCAACCCCACATAATTCTCCCCGGTTCCTGTCGAGGAGAGTGCTAACAATTCAGCCTTGGTAGGGCAGTCATTTCCTGTCTTACCAAGGCCTACTTTAGTTTTGACAGCACTCCAGGTTGCTATCTCTCCCATGATTATTTATTTTTAAGTTCTTGAATCTCAGCCTTCAAAGCCTTAATCTCATCGTAAAGAAGTTTAACACCCTCGATTGCCAAAGTTGACATCTTGTGATATTTAACTTGTTTTACGAGTACATATTCTTCTCCATTGATTTCCAAAGTTTCAAACTCCTCTGGATTAGGTACTGTAGATTTCTCTACTGGAACTTCCTCTACATATTTACCAAATCCCAATCCCTCAAGATTCTGAGCAATAGTTCCCTCGTCCTCTTTACCAAGCATTTCGAATGACTTAGTTGGTATCTGGCAAATCTGTTCCAGAGTATGATTCAAATCCTTAATGTTAGATTTGAGTCGAACATCTGAAGACTCTTTGAAGAAACCGGAAGGAGCAGTAGTCTTAGCATCAGCAATAGCAGTAGCTTGAGCAGTAGATACTGGCTTATCAGCATCAGAAGTATTATTAACATTACCCAATCCAACCTGAGTTTTAGTAACTATATGAGGATTAAATTTATTGGCAATGTGACTATTTACCTTAGTTTCCAATGCAGTTACATTTGAATCTCTACCCAAGATATGGTCAGGGAAACTGTTAATCTTAGCCGTAATTGCATTATCTGCCTTGGTACGATTGGTAGTTTCTGCAGCTATCTGATTAGGTAAGGTAGTGTCAAGCTTAACCTTATCAGCTGCAGTCATTACACCAGCTTTCTCTGTAGTAGCTGCTGGGATATCGAAAGCATATCGAGCTTTGTTTACTTGGAAACTACCATCCTCTTTCCTTTCTGCCCACCAGTAACCCAGGGTTAATTTAGTAGCAGAAGTGGTAAGATTAAATATATTACCTGAGTTCTCCAAATCTCTACCCAAGATATGGTCAGGGAAACTGTTAATCTTAGCCGTAATTGCATTATCTGCCTTGGTACGATTGGTAGTTTCTTCAGCAATCTGATTAGGTAAGGTAGTGTCAAGCTTAACCTTATCAGCTGCGGTCATAACTCCAGCAAGAGTTTGAGTTGCTGCCAAAAGATTCTTAGTTGCCTCTACATCAGCACCATACTGATTATTCTCTTGGTCTTTAGTAGAAGTCTTTACCTTGAAAGAAAGTTGGGTACCGGTTCTTGTTACAGCACTAACATTGGTAACCATGGTATCAGGCAAAGCATCAGAAGTACCTTCTTCAGCTACCAATCTTTCCTCATGGTCATTGGTAAGGTTAGTGAATTTATTATCTAAGGCAGTATCAGCATCGGTTCTGTCCTGAATTTCTTTATCGATACGTTTACCCAAAGCTGTATCGGCAGCAATACGGGCAGCTTCTTCTGCATCGATGTTATCCTGGAGAACTTTATCTGCGGCCTTTCTTTCCTCTCTCTCTGTATTTAAGTCAGAAGTATTCTGGTCAATCTTTGCTTCTAATCGAATATCCTCAGCCTTACGAGCAGCGATTTCATTATTCAGCAAATCGGTAATGGCAGTATAGTTACCATTAGTGTTATCCTGAATACCCTGAATCAATTCCAGATTACGTTGAATATTGGCAGCATTCTGAGTTACCAGAGCATTGGTAGCATTCAAGGAAGTTAACAGCTCCGTACGAGTTTCAGTTACGAAAGTTCTCAACTCATTTACCGTAGTAGTAAGAGTATTACTTAAATTAGTGAAAGTCTGTTGCAGAGTATTATCTCCTTGTTCACGCAGATTCTTTTCAGCTTCAAGCTTATTCTCCAACTCAGTAAGCTTAGCAGTCATAGTTGCTGCAAAGTTGGGATCATCACTGAGAGCCTTAGCAATCTCGGCCAAAGTATCAAGTACCTCTGGAGCAGAGCCAATAATCTTTTGGATAGCTGCCTCTACTTGTTCAGAATTTTGGAAATCCGAATCATTCAACAATTCAGATACCTTTGTGATATAGTTAGCCTGTTCCTCAATGCCATCCAACTTAGCAAAGAGTAAATCAGTAAAGTCATTTGAAGAAAGTACCTTACCGTCTACCTTATCTACCTTCTTAGAATCTAAGGCTTGGTCAGCAGCAATTCTATCTGCCTTCTCTTGAGCCAAAGCATTATTGATAAGGGTATCTTGGTTAGCACGTTCTGTAGCTTCCTTATCGATGTTATTCTGTAATTCAGTATCACCAGCTAATCGGTCATTCTTTTCGGTAAGGATACCCTTGTTGATACCAGCCATATCATCTTTATGATTCTGAAGGTTGGTATCAATCTTGGCCTCAAGAGAAGTCTCTTTGGCAATTGCTCGGTCTTTCTCTGCATTAATAGCAGTAGTATTAGCATTTACCTTTGCTTTTAATTCATTCATAGCATCGGTATTACCTGCCTCTAGAGAATCAATACGAACTCCCAAAGCATTATCACCGGCAATACGATTTTCCTTTTCTTGTTCAAGCTTAGTGTTAAGATTAGCCACCTCGGATTCCAAAGCCTGCTTAGTATTATCCAACTTAGCAGTGAACTCAGTACTCAAGGCTTTATCAGCTGCAGTACGGTCTGCTACTTCTTTATCAAGGTTTACTTGGAGAACCTGGTCAGCAGCAGTCCTTTCTACTCTTTCAGTGTTAAGGTCGATATTAAGGGTATCGATACGAGAACTCAAAGCACTGTCGGCATTCGTACGGTCAACGATTTCTTCGTTAATCATATCCTTAACTTCCTTGTAGTTATCCCCTACAGTCTTAGTTAAATTTGTGATTGCCTCTGAATTTCTTTCGATATTATGTTGGTTAGTAGCGATTGCCGTAGTATTGGCATTTACCTGCTCAGTAAGCTCCTTACGCAAAGTATTGATAGACTCTTGCATACTCAAAGCCAAGTCTGAGATACGCTGGTTAACGTTAGCCAGACTTTGAGTATATGCTTCATCAGCAGTCTTTCTTTCGGCAATCTCCTTATCCAAGTTAGCCTGAATTACTGCATCGGCATCTTTACGGTCTTGGATTTCCTTATTAAGGTTATCCCTTACAACTCCAATAGCAGCATCACCAGTAGCAGACTTATTGTCTACATATTCTTTCAGTTTAGTTTCGAGAGCAGTGTCAGCATCCTTACGGGCTTGAACTTCAGCAGCTACTTCAGCACTGTTTGCCTCGTCTCCTGCAATACGGTCTTCGATTTCTTGGTTAACCTGTTCTGTAATTGCAGCCAACTTCCTAGTGATGGTAGTTGCAAAGTTGGGGTCATTTCCAAGGGCATCAGCAATTTCCTTAAGAGTATCAAGTACTTCAGGTGCTGAACCAATAATCTTTTGGATAGCCGCATTTACTTCCTCTTCAGTTTGGAAACCGGCATCATTTATAAGCTGAGAGAGATGGGTAATATAGTTTGCCTTTTCTTCTATGCCATCCAATTTAGCTTTGAGTATATCGGTAAAGTCGTTCTTAGTCAAAGAATAACCTTCACGTTTATCTACCTTCTTAGCATCAAGGTCTTTATCACCTTTTTCTCTAGCAGCAGCCTCGGCAGCAATAGCATTAAGCAATTGTTCTTTATCTTCTACACCCTGCTCTTTTATATCCTCAATCTTATGGTCCAAAACCAAATCCTGAGCAGCACGAGCAGTAGCTTCGGAATCAATATTATTCTGAAGTACTTGGTCTGCAGAGGTACGAGCTTGAGCCTCTTGGTCAATTTTACCTTGCAAAGCATTATCTGCATTAGTACGGTCAGCTACCTCTTTAGAAATTTCATTATGAAGAACTTGGTCCTCAGAATGACGGTCTACTGCTTCCTGGTCAATCTTACTCTGCAATGCTTGAGTATCTGATTGACGATTAGTGATTTCCTCATTAATCTTAGAATCCAGTACGGTATCTGCATTGGTACGATTTGCAGTTTCTGCAGCTATCTTTGCCTCGAGTGCGGCCTTATCATTGATATGAAGAGTCTTAAGGTTATTTACACTTTCCTTAATCTCATTATCGGCAGCGATACGTTCATCTTTTTCCTTTTGAATAAGGTCCTTGAGTTCTTTCTCAAGTTCATCATTATCTTGATTTACCTTATCTTCAAGGTCTTTGATGTCTTCAGCATTCTTATCTACCTTCTTCTCAACTCGATCGATTTCAGCTTTTAAGTCTGCCTTAACGGTATCAATCTTCTTATTGATTTGGTCTAACCCATATTCTAGGTTATCCTGAACTGCAGCTACTTCAGCACCCAGAGCAGCTTCGGCTTCCTTAGCACGATTAACCTCTTCGGTTAAAGCAGTACGAAGGTCGGTTAATTTATTAGTGATGGTAGTTGCAAAGTTGGGGTCATTGCCCAATGCTTCTGCCAACTCTTTAAGAGTATCAAGGGCATCATCAGCACCATCAACCAAATCACTAATCATCTGTTTAACTTCTTCCTCGGTTTGATATTTCAAATCATTCTCAAGCTGAGAAACTTTAGTGATATAATTTGCATGTTCTTCGATGCCATCAAGTTTAGCCTTCAACTCATCGGTAAAATCATTTTTCGATAAGTCGTATCCTTCTTTCTTATCTACCTTATTCTTGATAGAAAGTACGAAGGCCCAGAACTCATTTATAGTTCCTCCAAAGCCAGCTTTAACAAAGTCATTATAGTAACCCTGTAATAACCGCTGGTCTATTTCTTCGCAGGTATAATACTTACTTACATACATATTTTATAAAATTTAAGGATTAATTACTGCACGTTGACGACCCAGTAAGAATTCAGAATCGATATCCCTGAATGGTTCTCCCTCTGAACCACAGAAGGCATTTATTGGTACATCCGGATTTTCGGGGTCTACATCTCCACTGTCCTCAATATCTCCCCGTATGCAAGCATAATCAGGAAGCCTATTTACACGGAACTTTATTACCTGGCCTATACCAGGATGAGGTATTATTTTATCCCAGATATCCCCGAAGTAATCTTGAAAGCAGGTGACAAATTTGTTTCCGGTCATCGATTGAAATGCCGTTACATCATTGCCATTACCTTTCATTTCAATATGAACTCCAGAGGTACCATTGAGGATAACCAGATTGCTATCAAACCAAATTCCACTGTTTGTAGTAATTGGTGTCCACCTCAGTACTAACATCTTTGCCATATACTTTATTTTTATTCTACAAATTCAACTTTGGTATCTCGGTCTCTCTTTAGGATAATCATGAAAACTAAAGCCTCATCCTTTGCCTGAGCAGTCTGAGTATCTCCAGAAGGCTTATACGTTATACCATTAATTACAAACCTATCTTGTTCCCAATTAAAATCCCAATAACCCTCCGGTGTAAGATAACCGATTTGTTCTATATAAGATTTAGAAATTAGTATTGATAAGTTTTCATCATCCAATTCTCCTGAGACTGTTGCCTTATTGATAGGCCAGTTTCTGAAAGCATTGTAGTAACATAATGCCTCGATTTGGATGTTATAATATTTAGGTATACTGTCTTCGGCATGACTGAGAAGCTGATTAACATGTTTGGCCCAGGTTATGGATTGCCTACCAGCATCCCAATCTAAGAAGTCAGTGATAATTTTCTTGTATCTATCCCAAGAGCGGTTCTTTACCATTCTCCAGGGTTCTTTTGTCATAACTTAGTTAGAATTGATTTCTTACCACCATTCACTGGAGCACTTGGATTTGGCCCATCTAATACTCCAGGTTGCCTTCTGTTAACTACTTTTGGGACTACGGTTCTAAATACTTCATCACAGAACGGTAAGTAGATTTCCAATCGTGAAGCTAACATACAAAGGTTCTTCCTTAATTCATCTATTAATCCACCTGGTTGCATTGCTTGAGAAAGTGTTTTCCATAGGGAACTTGTAGCATCTGCCAAGGTATCATAATATTGCACTTCAGTAGGCCCAGTAGTGATTTGTTTTATCCTATCACCTCGGGCAAGTTCGGGTTTAGAAGTACCATCACCAGTTTGTTCTTTGGTAGAAGTTAATTGACTTAGGTATTCTGAAGTACTTGTTAATAGATTAAGTATCTTCACATTGAGAAAGTCCCATGCTGCCAATTCCATTATTAATTGATTTTCTAGTGCTTCATACCATAATTCATCAGTATACTTATCTGCAGGAATTAAGTGATTTACTAGAGGACCAATATAATATTGCCATTTGGTGATGTAGATAGATTTATCTTCCCTGGTCATTCCCTCTGATATCTCTGAAGGAATATAGTGGTCGATTAAATTATATATTGTATCGGCTAATGCCGTATGCCCATAATCACAAACTACCAGAGTCTTATCTACGGTGATATCTAAACCCTTCGAGTTGGTTACATGTAAGGTTACTGTATAGAAACCGGGAGTTTCATAAGAATAGGAAACATGTCTTCCACCATTGAAAACCTCTCCCTTATCATCGCCAAAGTCCCAGTCAAAAATGGATTTGGCCGGGACTTTGGATATGACTCTGAATGAAACTTCCAGACCTGACGTAACGTACAAAAAGTCCAGATTGTTATTCATATTAGTCTGTCTTATGTAATTTTCATATATTACCCTTTAGAAGAGGATTCGAATTCTTCCAGCAAAGCCTGAATAAGTGTTTCTACTGTATCATCTTTCTCGGCAACGATTTCATGAAGACCTGCTACCAGTTTCAGTTCTTCCAGGGAATAGCCCTTTGCAAGTTTTTCAAGAGTCATGCCTTTCTTGAACTGAGCATTCAGTCTCTTATCCAACTTTTCGATGTCGGCCTCTGAATACTTTTCGATTTCTGATTTATCAGCAATGATAATCAGATGGCCAGAGGCAATTGCCTTCTGAATCTTTGGTGCACGGAATTGACGACGAGAGAGTTCCTTGTCTTCTCCTCTACAAACGGTAATACCAGTTGATTGGTCATGAAAACTGTAAGCTCTTGGTCCCACAGTTACTGTATATTTATCTTTAGCCATATTTCCTAAGATTTAAAAATGATTAAAGAGAGGATAGGTCTTTTTAGTTACCTACCCTCTCAGGGAATTTATATAGATGAAACCGGACGTCCCTTATTATTCTAGGTTAACCATCAAATAGGGGTCTACGTTCATGAACTCGGGGAAACCGAATTCTGAGAACTTCTTGTCAGCAGCCAGCAACAGAGTTGCATCCTGGTACATCTTAGAGAAGCCAGTAGTCAAGCTTGCATAGATTGCCTGAGTCTGGTTAGAAACGATTCTTTCAGATTCAAGCATCAACTGACGAGCAGTAAGCTTAATCAAGGCAGCAGATGTATCAATCAACAGCAACTGTTGGTCGGGTGTACCCGGGTGAATGTAGAAGTCAGCATTCTTGGGAACAGGAGACTTAACATTCAGGGTAGCTTCTGTAGTACCAGAGTGACGATCCTTGAATTCCGGCAAGTTCAGCATTTCGATTGCCTGGTCTTCACCACCAATCATAGTTTGGAAGTTACGTCCCATACGAGCAGCACGTACCCAAATATGCAGAAGGTCTTTGTAAGTGATACCATTAGTTGTTTCGTATACACCGATTACCGGGGCAGACTCAGAGCCATCAGAGTTGTTACCATTGATAGCAACGTCCATAGCCAGAGTATCCAGAGCATAACCCAACTGAACACCAAAATCACGAAGGTAGATTCCCAAGACATCGAGTGAAACATAGTTACGAACTTCATCAGTAAGTTTGAAACCTTTTCCGATTTTGAAGAGGCTAACTGATTTCTGTCCGAAGCTAACATCACCCAATGGGATAGTTTCTGCCTCATTAACCTTTGCAGGGGCAGCATCCGACATGTTAACCATCGGCATGATTGCTTGTAAACCATTGATTGGTTGGTCAGATGCAATGATATTTGGATAGAACGGAGCCTGGCGCATACCCAATGTGATAGCAGCACGAATGATTTCCGGAACAATCCAACGAATATTCTGTTGGGGCATTGTAAAGATGTTCTGCATCGTGTCCACTTTTGGATTGATGCCCATCTTTTCAAAAAGTTCATCTTCTGAAATACCCCATTTACCGGTAACCAATTCTCCAAAAGTTACCTCTACAGGCTTCTTGTCCTGTGAACCGGAACGAACAGCTTCCAAGCTTCTTACCATTTCCGGCAGCTCATTCATAAAATCTTGAGCCTTCAACTTTGTAATATCTATTTTATTTTCCATAACTTCTTTTCTCTTATTTGATGAGTACTTGAATTACCTCATTTGCCTCTTCTGCTGGATTAAGGGCAATGAACTGGGTTGAAGTTGCTTGGTTAGCTTTTACGAATCTATCGTTAAGCAATTTTCCATCGGGAGTTACATAGCCAGCATCGATATTTTCGTTTGATACCCAGTTACAAATCATGTAACCTTCCATAGCTACTGTTACCTCTACCGGGAAATTTCTTTGAGGTTGATAAGCAGGGTTAACGTTATCCGTTACTGCTACACCCAAATAAACTTGAGTAGCTGTATCAGTGCAAGGGTAAATCAAACCTTCTTCATTCAAAGCCACTGGCATACCCTGTACGATTTTCTCTCCAGCTTTAACATTGAAAGCCTGGTGCAATTTGTGTGACTCACTTTTGTAAATCACCGCTCTCGGGGTTCTTTCCCCAAAGAGAGTAAGTTGCTGAGGGTCGTTTACGATTTTAGTTTTTTCCATAACGCGGATTATTTATATTAGTTATTTGATTTTGTTTCGATACAAGTTATCGATTACATTCTTAGTACTCGGAGATTCTGAATTCCGTTGGGTATCAGTACCCTGGGTTCCAGTTTTACCCTCGGTATCATCCTCAGCAATTGAGGAAGCACGGTTGACATCCTTAGAACCACATTTTGAGCAAGTGAGAGGGAACTTCTCTTCCAAGCGAGCTTGGTAATCCTTGGTCAAGGAAATAAGAGTAGTAATACCAGTAGTCTCGGCATTGAGCATCGTAACGATTGTCTCATCTACCTTATCACCCATCAACTTCTTGTAGGTTTCTACGGCATTTTCACGTAGAGAAGCAATGTGATTCTTTCCTACGGTTGCCATTTCCTTCAAGTTAGCTACTTCGGCATTCAAGTTGGTAATCTGTTCCGTAAGAGAAGTTTTCTCTGTAGTAAGATTATCTACTGAAGTTTGCAATTCGTTTCTGGATGATACCAAAGTCTGAATGCAGGCAATTACATTTTCCTGATTCATCTCTTTACCTTCTTCCAGGGTAAGCATGTTATCCCCAAAAAGGCTTTCAAGAAATTTTAGTAATTCTTCGTTCATGTTATCTTTATTTGAATGATTATCATTGGCATCATTATCATTAAAAGAACCCTGAGTATCGTTCTTTTCTTGATATGATGTTAAATCTGATTTATAATCAGTAAAGAAGTATTGCTTCGATTTATCATCTCTGTATTCTTCATAAGATGCCCAAGTTCTTTTGGCAAAGGTTGGGTTAATGATTTTACCATCCGAACCAATTTTCTGGGCAAATGAATCAGCACCATGTGAAACTAGTGAGGTCTCAAGGTAACGAACAATTTCAGTAACAATTCTACGTACCATAACTCCCTTAGAGTCATAAGTACCCAGTTTCTGATAAAATTCGTTATCTTCCATTTGGGGATGGGATTTATCCCACTTAAATTGTACAGTAACTGAATTACTATGAATTGAAGGAGGTTCCATAAGGATGCCTCTAGCAATTCTTGGGTTTGCCTTACCATCGATTTTCAGAATACCGTTGATACCAGCGGGTATAGTAAAGCTACCGTCTTTGTAGGATTCCTGCCACATTACTTGTGATACAGCACCAATAGCATTACCAATGTTGGTTTCATGGTCACAGTTTACTGTTTGACCAAGCAACATCTTCATAGAAGCCTTTAGTACTCCATTCTGACCAAAGTCTGTCGGGTTCCAATTCTTAGATACAATCGTTTCTGAAAGTAATCGGAACATAGGTTCGATAAACTCTTCATCCTTTGGAGTTAATTCCGATTTATCCAGGTTAGGGTAATAGGTATTATAATCTATATCCCCTCCCCAAAACCCAAATTGAGCAATGGAATCCGGTGTAGGATTTTTCCATTTGTAATAATTCTCTGAGAAAGCCTTGGCTCCCACTGCTTCTGGGATATACCCAGCCATAATGGTATGGCCTTGACCTATCACCATAGAATCAAGATGCTCTTTGTTTTTCTTTGTGAATTTACTCATCTTGCTTTAGTATTTTGGTCTCCTCGAGAAGGAGCCGGGTTATTCTTATCTCTTGACCTACGAGCAGATTGGTTTTTATCATCCTGCCTTTGTTTCTTCTTGGTACCCTCTTGTGGGTCTGTATTACCTCCCTTAGCAAATTGGTCCTCAAGTGAAACTCTTGGTTCTTTCTCATCAGGAGAATCATAACCCATTGCCCAAGCATATTGCTCTTGACTAATGATACCAGCCTTATACAATAAGTCAAGGTTCTGTATCTTATACTGAAGACCTTGTTGGATTTTAACTTCATCAGAAACTGTAGAAGTTCCCCAATCAATCTTCATCCCCTTATTATTAAAGCCTGCCAGACGCAGTTCTAGAGAATAAAGTCGGTCTAATACATAAGCTACAAGCATTTGGATATTTTTTAACTGGCTAATCATCTTAGACAGCATTATACCAGTTGCACCTTCACCAGTAGTAGATGATACCCCAATGATAGAGCCATTAACTCCCAACCCATTTGCTACAGATTGTTGGTTCATATTCCAAGGCTTCTCGATATTACCGAGCTCCTTAGTAGTAGAATTTAGTTTGAATTCATGGTCATCTATGTAACCAGCAACTACTCCATCCTTCATACCCTCTTTAACATTACGTTTAAGGATATTAAGTTCATGGTATAATCGGGATTCATAAGCTTTTATACTCTCATTTGGTCTTTGTGGAGATTTCTGCATCTTAGCTTCTAAGAAACCAACCATACCACAAATCTCCATGATATGTTTGAAGTTAATCTTCATATCATTTTGTCCTTTGAGAGAATCCAATGAAGGCATAAATGGAGGAACTCCATAAGGTTCATCGGTATCATTGAACATACCAACATAGAAGTAGGTTTCTGGATTAAGCTTAATGTAATCTTGTTGCTTAACAAAGAAATTTATATTCTTTTGGTAAGGAGCATACACCCCATTTAATTCACGTTTAAACTTGATGTGTTCTGGTTTAAGGAATAATACAGTAGCCAATCCATCAAGCTTATCATTTGGTACTCCTTCTACGGATATTGCCCCACTTACAAGAAGTTGAACAATCATTTTATTAACTAAACCATCTATACCAGCAGTATATCTGGTCCATCCCTTGGTGGCTTTCTTAAGATGTTCTCTCATCTTTGAAGCCTCTTCATCGGTATTATTAGGGAAAGTTACTGTATGACTGGTGTTAGCTAACTTAAACATATCTTGCAATGCGATGCCCATATCAGGATTTACTTTATATAAATCCCGAATTAAAGGTATCACATCAACACGAAAAGAGGGTTCAACTAATTTAGTCAACCCTTGTAATGATGTAATTAAGTTATCGCTATCATCGTCAACTGAAACCCTACCAGGCGAAATCGATGTGGCAGGCTTCTCCTCTTTATTAGAGGATGTACCATTCTTGGGATGGTCCTTCTTACGTTCCCAACCCCAACTAAAATTGAAGTACTTTTTCATCTTGGTTGTACGATTACGTTAGTTTTTCCTTTCCTTATGTGATTACATATTGCTTTTCCAAAGATATCATCATCGGCATATACATCTCCTTCAAGGTCTACATCTACAGCTGAATTGTTAGCCCTATGTTTACCCATTGCAACAGGTCTACCTAAACCATCATAAATGAAGGTATAAGCTTCTTGTACAAAGAATGGGTCCTTAATGATTACGTGATCTAATCGAATATCTTCTTCCAAGTTTTCTATTATCACTGAACGATTCTTTTGGGTGGTTAACCAACCAGGGGATTTATCCATTTCAGGTCTACTTTTACCTTTTTTCTTTAGCATCTTCTGGTAGTAGTAAAGGTTAGGGTAGCCTTCATCTTGAAGCTTAGAAGTTACTGATAAACCAACGTCATTGGATTCTGGAGCTATTACTGCCCAGTTAAACAACTTACCAGTATCACCAAGTAACTTAGCATAAGCTCCCACTGCCATTCTTCCCTTATATACTACTTGTTCTTCTCCTAGCTTATCCATACAAGTAAATGAAGAGTAGTCAGAAGCTCTACCAGTTGAAACGTCTGCACCAATGAAATATTCTTTATCTGATTCGGGTTCACAGAATTGTCGGTATTGACCATTAAATCTCTTCTTAATAACTGGGTAATCACTAAGGCAGTCTTCGATAGCTTTAATATCGGCTAAGTCGAAGACTGTATTACCAGATGATAAGAAGTCACCATCAATTTCTTGTGCAGTTCGTTTTGCTCCCAAAGCAGAAGACATTTGGTTATACCAATTGATATCTCGTTCTGGGTGCATTTGCCAGTATAATCGAATTGGGTTAAAAGGATTACCTCCTGCAATGGCATCTACCCAAGTTGAGTGATAGAAATTACCAACTCCATAAGGTGTATTTTTATTTATAAAGTTATACTCTTCTTGCCCTCTCCTCTTCTTGTTAAAGTTATAAGTTATATAACTATGATGATCTTCTACGGTTATATCGTAAATGGTAGTTTTAAATTTACGTAAAACTTTTAGAGTAGATAACTTTACCTGATTACCCCTTTTATCAGATAATATCTTACTGATATAGGATCTAGCTGATTTGAGAGACATAGAGTTAAATACTGAGTTCTCCTTGATAAATTGAGTTATACCTTTCTGTTCTAATTCTCCAGTCTCTATTGCATTGAGAACTATAGCTAAAGAGTCTAAATCCGTAAAACTTTTACCAATTCTAGTACCCAATTTAAGTCCATAGGAATAAAGATTTGCTCTTTGAGTATTCTCTTTTCTAGATATTACTTGCAGATTAGTTACCCAATTATGATGAGGTACACAATCTATGTGATCAATCACTTGGTCTTTTCCCACTTTAAGATCTGTGAAATGAGATATTACTAGATCAGCCATTCTAAAATGTTTAGAAGACCGATCCTTATGAAGAGTAACTCTAACGTATCCATCATCATTAGGTTTTAAGTGTTTTTTATACCACTTACCTGCCCTTAAATACTTTAGTTCTCCACGGTTAGAGATCTTATAATTAGGATAATCTTTTACTGTCTTCCATACTTCTTTTTCAGGCCACATAATCCTTGGCGGTTCCTGTAATTCTGATAGACCAGTTTTATAGAGAATTACTTTTTCTTTTTTCTCTATGATATCCTTTACTGACATCCACCCATGTAAAGTATATAATTTATGATTTGGTGTACAATTAAGAGTAGTTCCATATTTGGTTTGAATCTTCCAAGTTTCCAGTTTACCTTTATTTACTGAAGCTATGATCCTTTTCCATTCTCCTTTATGGGTTAATACTTTCAAATTACTAACATAAGATAGATCTACAGCACCAAACTTCTTTGGGCATAAGTTCCTTACTTTTATCAAACCTTTATCAGTAATTATTCTAGTATTACCAGTAATACAACTGTTTACTATAGCACTCCCCCCAGTACTAAGAGTAGGGAATGCAGCAGCCCAAATTTGAGCAGCCCATCTTACTACTGCTGCCTCGTCAATTACCAGAAGAGAAAGGGATTCCGAACGACCAGCTTCTGAAGATGTAGGGATAGATTCTATGAAAGAACCATTATCAAATTCTATCATGGAAGCAGAACCGTATTCTCCAGCTCTACCATTGATTATGGGAGTTTGAAGGTACCATGGAAGATTCTTGTACATGAACTTAATCTTCTTAAGCACCTTCTTAGCAGTTGTGTCTTTGATAGAGATAATGTTTATCTTTTTGTTGGGATGGTACATCGCCAACCAAAGACAGTACATTGAAATAAGTTCTGTAATTCCTGCCTGACGAAACTTAAGGATGATATTGAATCGTTGGGCAATGAAATTGTAGAGAACTGATTTCTGAAATGGGTATAAATCGAATCTTACCTTTCCTCTTACTGGATGTATCACATAGCAAAAAAGGCTAAAAAAGAAAACATCATTAGAAACTCGGGATAGGTTTGATAGCTCTTCCCGAGTTAATGTAGTTCTAGTTTCTGAGATAGTCTTTGCCATTACTTAAAAGTTATACGTTATTTGAAATTCGATGTCAGTACCTATACCAGATTTTATCTTTGGGTAGTAAAAGGTATTGACTCCGAATTTGTAATTAAATCTCTTAGTCTTGATTGAAAGACCAGCTCCCATATCGAAGAGATTATTGAAAGGTCTATATTTGCCATAAATGTATGGACTAAGTGATAACCTTGCAACTTTCTTTCGAGTTAATTGACCTTCATACCAGTTGTAGTTGTACTTATCTAAGTCGATTGGGAATAGTCTAGTTGAATAAGTGTTAGTCTCCTTATTGAATAGACTTAAGTTCAACTTATCTTTCTTCAAAACAATTTGAACCAGGGAATCTTGGTTACTGATAACTGGCTGCCTTAGCATGGAATCAGGAAAGAGAGTTGGCTGCTTATTATCATGAACTAAGATTTTACCTGGTTCAACTTTTTCTGAGTACTTCTTCTCTGGTTTGAAGGGTTTCTCTGTGTATACTGTATCTGGGATTTCATTGACCGCTAGTTCCAGGGAATCAACCTCTCGAGAAAGTTTGTAATTCCTGAAGCAAAGGTAAATAGTAAATCCTAGAAGTACAATAAACAAGGCATTCTTTAAATTCTTCATGGTTTAAAAAATTTAGGAAGTTCGTACGCTTTAATGATACTATCTATTCGGTAATCGCTAAGCGATTACCTTTATCGAACGAAGTGAGATAATATCCAAATATACTACTTACGATATGATATATGAATAGCTATATATACGCAGATAAATATATAGATATATATACGTAGTATATTATATATCTATATATTTCAAGGCACCCCAGAAACTTATATATAAGACTTTATATATAAAGCTGAAACTCAAGGTTTCTTGGTATTTGCCTTTTTGAGGCATTCCTTAAACCAATAACCTATTTCACCTACTGCCCCTTTGGCAATTGTATATCTTGCCTTGTTAAGCCAATAATGGTAATCCTTAAAATCACCTTCGAAGGTATCACCATTCTTGTGAAGGTAAACTTTAAATTTATCTGGGAATCCCATAATTGCCTTGAAGTCTTCGATTCCCAAAGGATAACCATCAGGTCTGAATTGCCTATCCGCAGGTCTGAGAGTTAATGGGGGTTTATCATACTCTAATCGATATACTCCTGGAAGAGTACTCATCTTTGCAGTTTTGATAGGCCACTTCTTTTCATCTTTAAAATCTCTAACCCAGAGTCTATGTATCTTTGCTACTGTAAGATTCTTCTTTTCAGGAAGCTTCCGATAGTCATACATTGCCAGAGTTTTACTCATAAACGGGATCTGGTTAGTATTATTTTCCTGAGAGAATGTGAGTGGTTTTAGTAGATTTCTAGTAGTTGTTGGAGTTTTTACTTGAAATACTTCATCAAAAGCATTCAAATATTTCTTACCCGTTTTTCTATGTACTCCAATGATAAGTAATCTCTTTCGTGATAACTGTGAGTTACCGTAGTCAGAAACGCTTCTTTCGTGAAAAATAAATTTATAGTCTTCAAGAGTTTTTTGAAGATATTCTTTTGGGAGCAAAGATAGCAAACGAGGTAAGTTTTCAATAAGAAATATCTTAGGTTTATAATGTAAGATTGATTGAATTACTAGATTCAGGGATTTATTCTCTTGGGGATTGCCCAATTCTTTTACTTTTGAAAGCCTCATAATAGAAGATGCTCCACAGTCTGGACTTGAAAGTATGATGTCTGGCTTACAATCTGGGAAGGTTTCATCTTTATAATATGGTATACCACCAAAGTTCAATTTCCACTGCTCTAAGCCTTTAGTATAAAATACTCCTCGAGTTTCTATATTAGCTATCAAATTCTTTCTAAAAGGGAACAAAAGGATGCCTGCACCAGCAGACACCCCTAATACTTTTAATTTTTTCATTTCTTGTAACTTCTCAATTCGATGTACTTAATCCAAGCAAATGGTTTACGGTCTTCCAAATAACTCAGATTTTTATCATTATTGTGAGCTTCTTCTTCAAAACTTACATCATGATACCTTTCATTCTGTTTATCCCATTTGGCAAAACACAGAATGAGAAGATATTCGATAATATACCAAAGGTAGAAGAATCCAAAAGTCAGAGCCACTACCCACCGAAAGGATATATCGAATAATAACCAGAGTATGATACCGAGTACTAAACCCACTATACTACATTCAATCTGTTGTATCTGATGAATACATTCATGATTGATATCATCAGGTTTACACTCTTCTACTTTGTGTTTGAAGAATGAGTTATACACCAGAGTAATGGCTTTGTAACTGGGGAAAAGAAATACTTTTGCTACCCAGCTGTTAAAATGACATCTTTTCATAATTTATCTTTGAAGTTTTCGTAAGCATTTCTTAGCTTTTGGTCGTAGGCATTCTGGGCATACCCGGGACCATTGTATTTTCTGGCAAAGCCAGCCCAGTCCTTTTCTTTGAGATTACTCAAACAACCAGAGTTTTTCATGAAATAATACATGAGTTCTAGTTGATTTGCATGAGATTCCGACATCTTATGAACGAATTCGAAGACATCTTTACATTCACAGAGGTTGTGATTGAACCCACAAATCTGGAACATTCCCCAACTTGCAGACTTCAATGCACATTCTTCGTCAATTTCTTTGGCTAATTCGAGTCTTTTATACTCGTGTACACCTCCCAAATACTTCGATTTATCCCATTTAGGGAAGAAAATCGTAGAATATCTCTTACAAAGGTAAGCTAAATCTCTGTCAGGGAATTTCTTATGTACTTCTTTGTACATAATGTGACCCTCGAAGAGAATTTGAGGCCTACCATCAACTAAAAACCCATCTCTACCAGCTGCTTCTACGATTTGAACAGCTTTTAAGAGAGCAGGTTCTAGACCTAAACGATTAGCAAGGTCTTTAATCATTTCATTTGTTAGTTTATCCATAACTTATCAGTTTTAATGGTTCAATTTTAGTAACAAAAGTATTGCTTATAACCCATTTTTAGGATGTTTCGAGGTTCTATTATCATATATAACTTATAAAATAATGCAATATGGGCAAGAAAAATGAATGCCAGATATGTGGCAAACCAATTAATTTAGAGGAATTCGATGAAACTAGAGAGATTCCCCAACTTATGGCAAGAAAACAAGTTTGTTTTAAATGTGCTTTTTGGTTTAATCGATTAGCTTATGATAAAGAACTTGAAAAAGAGAAGAAAATTGCCGTAATTACTCCGGATTATTCCCATTGGATAACTAGAATACCGGGAAGTATTTTAATGGTACCTTCTGCTTTTGGGGGAATTTACCAAACTAAACTCCAACCAGTCAACACTCTTGGTGTTATAGATGAAGATAAAGAGAAACTTTTCATCATCCGTTATAATAACATCACTCACCAGGGCACTATACCGGAGCATCTAAGAGATGCTTTTAAAGTAAATGGGGTATTTCTATCTCCACAGGAATACAAAATGCTAGAGGATTACCGGGGCAATGCCTATGAATTTATAAAAAATAAAATAGATAATGCAATAAATAAAGAATAATTTCGTATATTTGCATAAAGAAAATTTCTAAATAAAATAGATATGAAAAAAGAAAAGAAAGAAATCAAAAAGCTCAAAGAGGGGGATGAGGTTCTCTTCACATTATCTGGAAGACTCATCATTGAGAAAGTTACAGTAGAATCTATTGATAAAAAAGGTGGATTTGCAATGCTCAGTAACCGGGTAAAAGTTGCAAGAACCTTGGGTCCTGATGATACATATCCAAGATTGGATGGGCAAAAGGGGGAAATTCTTCCACTTACCGAAGAAAATGAAAGAGTATTCCTTGCATACAAGGCATATTTCTCAATTAAGAGAAACATAGAACTCCTTGATAAGGAAATTAGAAGTATGAAAGCTTTCGATATGATGATTGAATTTGATAAGAAGCTTACCAAGATTATTAACAAATACCTCAAAGAACAATGACTACAGTATTAGCGATAATTTACTTGGTATATTTGCCATTCACTGTATTTTTTGTAAGGGCTTGCTTGGATTATTTACCCTATACTCACAAAATACACTCTCTCGTTTTATTCATCTCGGTATGGATAGTATTACCCCTATTTCCAATTTATCTATTAATCAGATACATAAAATACAAATTACTATGAGATACTTTTTTGACAAAGATGGTAATTATGCTGGGTCATCAATGCAAGGGTGGGAGATACTTCTCCTACTCTTATTCCCAGTTGCTTTAATAATCTTCTTCGTATTCTTACCTTTCTTCATCTTGGCTAAATATAATGCTAGAGAAGAGGATAAAAAATACGAAGAAGAACATCCAGAAATACTAAAAGTAGATTCTTATATTACCTGCTGGTATCCCTGGCATAGGTATTCTGTTGCATATACACTGGCTCTTATATTCTGGGTAATTGCTTTTATAATTGGGATATTATCTTGATCTCAATATAAGTCTTAGGTTGGACCTACCCAATAAAAGTTCAAATCTAATGGATATTTTTTAGTGGGGTTAAACCTACTTGAGAATATAGGAGTACCCCTGCTAACATTGGGAGTTGAAACTTTTGTAAGAGTATAGGAACCTAAGCCAGTTGTTTTTGTTGTAAAGTATGAATTACTTGGTAAATTGTGGTTAGGGCTAAAGGCATTACCATTCTTATCAAGGCAGGACCAAGACAATATGTCGAAATTTTCCGGGAAAATATCCACGATGTAGACATTAATCATATGTCTATTTTGATCTACTATCCAATTCTTATTTAGGGGATCCTTAGCCATAGGTCCACCTTCGCCACTAATATTGGTAGTAGCAGCAAAAAAAATCACTTGTGTCTACTCCATTGATGGTTATAGGATTAAAATGTATTTCCCAGTATTATTTTTCTTCGGGAGTAGTAAGGTGTAGATTTATTTTATTACCAGATTCGTTTTGAGTAAGTATACAAGTTCCAGAAGTACCGTCATTTCGTGCAGTAATCTGAATCTCATTGTTACTCTTGTCTTCCTCCAGAAGATAATCCGGGTTATTGATGCTAGCAGAATAACCAACTTCAATAACCCCGAACAATTTGCCATTTACATACTTACGCTTTTGAGATTGTATTGTCCATCTCTCAGAGTTTTTATTTTTTATTTCTGCAAATACATCTTGGGTAGATCTCCCCCCTAATTTAAGAACTTTATTTTCCATAATGTATAATGTTTTTAGATTGATACTGTTCCTCCTGCACTTGGTACTATAAATGACCCATTTAATATCCAGGTATCATTTGAGTTAGTATATACAGCTACTTTATCTCCAGTAGTACATTCTATTGGAAAACCAGGTTCTGAGTCATTGGCATAGAATGGAATCTCCATAGTAATAGTACTAGTTGCTGAGAGAACCTTCAGATACATCAGACCTGAAGATGGTGTATTCTGTGGCCTAGCTCCCTTGCCAAAGAGATAGTAGCCTGTAGTTGGCAATCCAGAGAGAGTGAATGTTGAAGCCTCTTGTGGCTTCTGAGTTACAGTGAGATTGATTTTGTTATTAGACTCATTTTGGGTAAATATCAGAGTAGTAGACCTTGAGGACCCAGTATTTATCGAATAGTTAATTTTTACATCTAAGTAACCATCTCCAACGGTAACTCCTCCCCAAGTAGCCCAACTTACTGAGGCTGAGCCCAAAGTACGAGAGGGTGTAGAGGTTGAAACTACTTTGCCATTTACCAGTTTCCTTTTGAGGGAAGTGATACGGTAGGTTACAGTACCACCATCTGAAGATACAGTATCTGTACCTGTATCTGTAATTGCACGTGCTAGTTTGAATAATGTTTTTTCTTCCATATCTTTATAAGTTTTTGGTTTATAGAAAGAACTTTGATATTGTAATCTGCCAGAGGGATAAGGTGGATGAGAGCCAGGGATGTTTTATTCTCTGGTTTCTTTGTGTGTTATGTGGGCATGTGTGTGGTGTGGGATATCTTGGTATGCCCTTATCATGAAGAGTGATTTTTGTGGGGTAGTAAAATATGCAATTTGCTTTCAAGGTACCCCTTAATGCGAAAGCTTCGAAAGTTGTGGTACTAAAAGGGGAGTACGGTTCCGTTAAATTTAACATTTGAAAATAAAAAGTAAGGGACAAAGATTTTTATTTGTCCCTTTGCTTTCTTTCAATCTTCAAATGTTTCGTTATCGTCTTTCAAAATTTCTTTTAAATCTCTATAGCATTGAATAACTAAATAAATTATTCCAACAAATAAAAATATATTTAATATCATAATTTTTTTTTATTTTTAAGTGAGTAAGAGAAATATTTCTCTACTCTGATTTGTTTTTATTTCATTGATTTTTTCACAATTTCGAGACCTTTTATTAATATCTCTTTCTTTTCTTCTTTAGTATTTTCACTTGCAATAGAAGAAAAAGAAAAATCGTTGGTTACGTAGACTTGTTTATAAAAATCTACAAAATTAGCAATTAGTTTTTTATCTGCATTGTTTGCAATCGTTGAAAGAAAATTGAAAGTTACGTTTCTAAACTTTTTGCGTAACGATTTGATTTGCTTTTCGTTTGCTCCTTCAAAAAGTTCTTTTTTATAAATTTCTGTTTTTGTCCCTAAAGCTGTTTTAAAAAGTCCTTGATTTTTTTCTTTAACGCTTTTCAATACGTCTAAAGCAATTAAACTATTTGCTTTACTGTTTGCTACTGCTTTTTCTACACTCACTTTGTTAATTTGATTTTTCATAATAAAATGCTTGAAAGTTTTATTATTAATTATTTTTATTACCTTTTCAAATAGACCCTCAAGACTTTTTAAACTATTCTAATAAGGTAGTATTTGTTTCATTTCTGTATTGCAAATATAAGAACTATTTTTTAATCTACAAAATTTTTAGAAAATTATTTTCTTAAAAAGTTTTAATTAAAAATTCATTCAAATATCGTTTTGTTTTTCTCACATTGCAAAGATACGAACTTTATTTTAATCTACAAACATTTTCAAGAAAAATTTTTGAGAAAATGAATAATTTTATTTTCAAAATTATTTTTGTGAAAAATTCATAAAATGAAAAATCATTTGCACCCTAAAAAGGACTTAATTTTGGGGCAATTGGGGGTTCACAAGGATAATCTTCGCACGCCTTGTAGTGGGCATATATGATATGTATATGGATAATCCTATATGGCTTATGCCTGTCCTCTTGAGAGTGTATTATATACCTGTATATTGATAGGGCCATTAATGGACTAAGGTGATAAAGAATTAAGGCCGATTAGCTATATCCCTATTATTGCCCTCTATAAACTTATTAGGTCCTAATTCAATAAGGCCATATAGGGACTATGGTAAGCCTATAGAGATTAGGATAGCCTATAAGGGCTTACTAAGTTAGCGTAAGTAAAAACCCAGGTACCTAAGTTAGGCCTGGGTAATATTCTTATTCTTGGCAACCTATGGTACTATCTGAGTCTAGGATTATTATATGTTCTGATTGGTATATAATACCCGATGAAACCCATTTTAGCTTATTGGGTTGGTAGGTTATTATACCAGTATAGGCATCATATAAGAAATGATGTAAGCCCTGGGATAAATCTAAGTTATTGATTTCCTGTTGTTCCTCTAGAGTCCAAGTGTCAATGGCATCATCCTTGAGAATCTTGGCTAGGTATTCGAAATTGGTTTCCATTGTGATATATGTAGTATTCGCAATATTCTCGTTCAAGGTAAATGTTGAAATCCTTGAAAAGTTTTATACCAGGTATAGGGCCATCCTTTTCGTCCCAAATCTCGAATTCGATAAATTGGGTCTCATAGCCTTCTATATCTGAAATAGAGAGAAGATAGTTCTGGCTTGGGTCAAATTCTTCAAGGAAAACTTCGATAGTAGCCTTAATCCTAATTGGGTGAGTATTAGTAATGCCTTGTACGATTTGTGTTAATCGGTTTGATAATTCTTCTGTGTTCATAGGTAATGGGTTTTAAGTGATTATTATTTTATTTTCTTACTGCAAATATAAATATAATATATTATATATGCAATAACCTCAATTGCCTTCGTAGGTTATTAAGGGCCTTGAATTATATTTACCTAAATCCTCGGGGCCATGAATGGAGATTGCCATTTACCTTCCCTACCTATAACTAATATTATATAATAACTAATGGCTCTCGGTAATCTAGGTACCCCTAAATCACAAAATTGTCCTAGAGTTCTGCAAATATCCATAATATAAATACTAAGCAAATAAAATACAGAGTTACTAGGAATATTACCTAAATATGCCCCTTGAAGGCCTTAAATCCTATAAACCATTTAGCCCTAAAACCTAATATCCTATTTACCTAATCACAAATCCTATTTACCTAATCCCAATACTTATTATATAATATATAATATAATAACTTGGTGAAGGTAATCAAGGTAAATTGTGATGGCCATTAATCGACGATGTACTAAAGCTATACTACCTACATACATAGAAGCTACATAACATATCTGTATTATATAATCCCCTACCTTCGAATTACCTTGAATGCAATCTATAATATAATACATATAAAGGGTACTCAAGGCAATCGGATTTAGGGGCCCCTAATGGTCGGATTTTGTGTACCTTTTAGGCCTTTTTGAGTTTGCCTTTAAAGTGTGGGGTAGTAGAGCCAGAGAGCTATATATACGTAATATAGTGGCTTTGTATAGTAGGGGTAAGTTTGCCTAGCCTTGTTTGCCTAAATCCCCAAAACCCCCGGTGAGGTACCTTGATATATGTATTAGGTATTATTATATTAATAGATGGTGTTATAGATGGGATAGGTATTATATTATGTACCTTAGTTATATTATATTATGTACCTTAATTAGCGTTAGTATGATTTTGTTTTATTTTTTGTGTTGGGTGGTGTGGGAGGTACCCGGTATTTATTCCAGGTACTTTATTCGATTAGGTATACCTGTATAAAGGCATATACTAAAAGGATTATGATCTGTAGATGAATTTCTTTGTTAGGTAGGATTCTTCATTTAGGATTAGGAGCCAGATCATTACGATGAGTAGGATTAGTGATTTCATAATTTTTTAGTATTATTATATGTACCTTGATATAATCCTATATGTGTAGGATACCAGGATTAGTGATGAGGTGTATAAGGTTAGGATTATTAGCTGTGAGATTATATACCTTATTTTGTTTGTTGGGTGGGTATGCTTGTGGGCTTGGTATAGTTCCTCATTGCGTATGAGGGTTAGGATAGTTCCTACGGATAGGATTATTCGGATTATGTGATAGAGGATGTTCATGGTAGTGATATTATATCGATTATGGTTATATCTGTTAGGTTTACTTCGAGGATTTCTCTTAGCTTTAGCCTTATGTAGGTACTATGTTTATGCCCTGGGTTTATTTCTTGGTTGGGGTAGCGGAGGTAGGTATTAAGTTCCTCAGTTCTATATGGGATTACCATTTCCTCGGTGAAACCCTCTGTGTATTCCTTAGTGTGTCCTGGTACCTCGAATGATACCAGGAATTTCCCTGATGTTAGCATGGTTTTATTTCGTTAGTTAGGATTCTTATATCGGTTAATTGATTCATGTATTCCTCTTCTTCGGTAGAACTGGGTTTGATTGCCTGAAGTTCTGCCTTATAGGATGCCGTAACGGCATCCTTTAGGGTTTGAATATATTCTGGGTTAGTTTCCTTGAGAATACTTAATTGTGATTTGAGTTCTTTACTTATCATGGGGCTTAGCGATTATGGATATGAATCCCTGTGGATATTGAGTATAGAATAATTGGTAGTTCCCTGTGGGCAAGAAGACTTGCATTATGTTTGCAAGTAATGGGTAGATTTTCCATTGGTTTTCCTCTAGAAACTTGGCCCAGGCTTCGGATTCTTCTGGATAATTACCTGATAGTTGGATATGGTACTGTTCCTGGTCAGCAATAAATAGGTTAGTTACTACCTGTATTTCATCTGATTCCTTTTTGTATTGGATGATTGGATACCAGATGCCTTCGGTTTTCCATTTGTTAAGTTGGAACAGAGACATGCCCTGTTCCAGTACGTTAAGTAATTTATATAAGTTTACCATAGTGATTATTTATTTAGTTGGTTAAATAATTCTGATACTGCAAGTTGTTGGAAGATTTCTGTTTCCCGAGCAACTAATGGACTAACGTTATACTTTGTCATGCGATTGAGAAATTAAGTTGGAAAATCCAGTTGTTTCTATCGAGTTGGTTGAATGATATGAACCTCCCATCATTATCGGTAAATTCATTCATGAATTGAACTGCAGCAGATGCTAATTGCCCCTTATAGAGATTAGTATTAGCAGTTACCATGGATTCGAAAATGAAAGAATAATAGGTAGTATCATAGATTTGTACCTGATTAATATCCAAGCAATTGAGTTTATAATCATCCTCTAGTTTGATTAAGAGTCCCATTAGAAGATTAAGAAGATTACCCTGTTCATCAGAGTCAAGTTCAAATGTAGATTTCTTTTCTAAGAAATTGCGAACTACCTTAATTAGTTCGTCTGCCTGATTGTAAGTTACTGAGTTCGTTTTCATATTTTTGTCTATTTTAAAATTGATATGCAAATATAATCATTTTTATTTTTATAGAAAAATATATCTAATTTATTTTTAGGGAGGCTGAGGATGTGTACACGCTATGAAAGGCAGTGGATTAGACTGCCTTTCAATTATTAAGGTAATTGGGGAGTTAGCAAATATAGAGCCTCTCTTATAATTGAACTCTCCATAGGTTCTAAAGAGGGTTCCTTGTTCATTAGTCCACCTTTCTTCTTTTCGTTTTCAAATACTTCATGTATGGCTTGCTTTAGTTTAGTAGCTAATACCTCTGATAACTCCTGAGATTTAAGAGAGATAAGTAACCCTTTTCGTATTTTCTCAATATCTTGGTCATTCTCAGTAATGGGTTTTGCTTCTACTAATTCTTGTATACCCGAGGAATATTCATCTAACAGTTCATATCCCAAATGTTGTAGGTCATTAATGAAGATACTGAATTCATCGTAAGTAAGTCTAGTATCAAAACCTACCCCATGGTATAGTTGTACTAAAGGTGTAAGGATTCTCCTCAATGTATTGAAATCCTTTAGGTGGTCTAATTTTATTTCAGACCTAATAGGTACTTTATATACCTTTTCACCCTTCAGTACTACTAGCAGAACCATTAGTCTTGGTGGTAGTCTTTTCTCGTTCATAAGCAAGTTTTTGTATTATAAGTTGTACATAGGTATTTCTCTCTTTATAGATAAACATTACCGAGAGAAGTATCTCATGTTTCGGTAATATCATTTGTATGAAATTGCCTGGAGCAATTACCGTAGCTACTACTGGAGAACCCTCCTGAGAGAAATTGTCCAGTATCATCTCTGCCCTCTTAATGGGTTCTGGTTTTGTTGGGTCCAAAGTTAGGACTGGAGCAGTTATACATTCCTTGATGCCCTGTGTTAAGGCATTATATAACCATTCATCTTTTATATCCTCTACTTGGAGGTTTTTCATTGTAATCATATCCTAAACCTATTTAGAGTCCATACACCCAGGATATTAGAGAATACCCATAATTCCCAGTTTTTGTAAAAGTTATAGGGTTTACTGAATTGAGATGTTTGAAATATTATCTGATTTGGTGTTCTAGATAACATTTCTGCATGACAAGTTAATACTTCAGAAGATAATTGAGCTTTAAAAGCTTTAATTACATCCTCATCACTTTTAGTCTCTAATGAGGTAAGCAATTTAATAAATTCTACCTCTACACCTTCCGACATTTTAACCTTTCGGAAAGCAAATTTCTCTTTATTTTCCATATTCGTCATTTTTAGATAAGAACTCTTGAGCTAGTTCATCTTGAGTTCTTTCGATTATATTCTTTACGATTGTTTTATTTTCTACTCTAGCCCACATATATAGCATGCCCAATTGAGCATCCATATAGCAATCTATAAGAGATGGGTCCTTTCTAAATACATCCCATTGTTTTACGAAATTCATTCGAACCAAATCCCTATAACCCTGGTCTGATATATCTTCTTGGTCTATATAAGCAGATACCCTTTTTCTTACTTCTAAAAGAATTTTCTCTAAGCTTTCTGGTAATCTGAAATTTTCTGGTAAGTTATGATATACCAAAGCATTCGGTATCAATTCCTCAAAAGTAAACTGATTATCGAATAGATTTTTAGGATATCTACCTGAAAATATCAATGGTATCTTATACCTTAGCAACGATGGTACTACGTCGTATATAGCATAATGTCTTCTATATTCCTGATAGACATCGAAATATAGATTCTCATCGAATATACCAGATTTCCTCATTATTGCCTGTAAAGTATTATAAGCAGCATTGATATGAGTATTACTCAATTTGAATACTAAGTTGCCATTTTTAATAGCAATGAGTTCACTACAGCATCTCTTTCGTCTAAATAAGTTCATGTGATTAAAATGTAAAGTCAATGTATATTTTCCTTTTTCCCTTGAGAAATTTTTCGTGATTTGAGTCATCATACTTATGGCAAGCATAAGTCTTAGATGATTTATCATAATGGTCTCTTACCCATACTGGAGCAGTATCAGTTGGTTTTAATTTAAAGTATGTACCCTGATTAACCTTGTTAACCTGAGTCTCTTTGTAAGATGTCTTTGGTAGTTCCATATTTTTGTCTATTTTAAAATTGATATGCAAATATAATTCTTTCTTTTTAAATATGCAATATCCGGATATAACTACGGGAGCTTACTATTTCGGAGGAATTGAGATGCAAATGAGCCATCCTCTTTTTCTTCTTTCTCAAAGTCTTCATATTGGTATAACTCTGGGTCTTCTTCGTCTGGGTCTATACGCATTTCGATTTCTCTACGTAGTTCATGATGTTCTTTAGAGAATGAAGACATAGCTCCCTTATAATCATCAGTAATTTGCATTAGCTCTGCTTTATTAAGGTTAAGACCCTCTTTACTTGTATCTACTCCTTCTTGTTTAGTAGCAACTACTTCAGGTAGAGACTTAATGTCATACCTATCCTCCAATAGTTTAGCCTCTTCTGGTTTATCTAATACCCTTTGTGATTCCAATACGATTTGACGTGCCTCTTCAACGGTGATTGCATTTTGCTGTGTTACGTTGTTCTGTTGATTAAATTGGGCAAAGATATTTGTAGTACTTCCTCCAGTAAGATTACGTACTATTGATTGCAGAGATGTAGAGGATTCAAGCTTTAATTTAAGGGCCTTTCCCAGCTCGGCAGATATAAACGGTACGTATTTCCCTCCTTGAGATTCTCTTAGGATATTAACCTGATGGGCTATTTCCATACGGTCTTCTAATGCCCATGCTAGTTGTTCTCCCATTAACGCTTGAAGTAAATCTTCTGCTTTTTCTTTATCCCATATTCTAGAGCTTAATAGCCTATCTCTCATAAATACCCGTATGTAGTTAATATCTATACCCATACGGTATGAGAATGTATTGATATCATAAGTGATACCACATAATATTCCATTACCCATCAGCCATTGATTAATAATGTAGTTGTGTATCTTTATCAGAAGTTCATCATTTGGGTTCTTCTGATATTCTAATGCCATTGCAGTAGTCCCCATAGGTCTTGGGAATCTTACCATTTTATTTTCCTTTTCTGACATACAAATGAGATTTTCTGATATCGGAACTTTCATCATAACCCATATACTCTAAATCGAACCTTACATACAGATTCAAAGATAGGTTATAGAAATAGCCCTTATACTTTTTCTTACTTACTGATAAATTAAAAGGTTCACCAGAGATTAGGTCCCTGGTGAATACTAAATTACCTTTCCCAGTGATGGGAATATTAAGGCAAAGTTTATAATCTCCTACCCTAAATTTATTCCCATGCAGGTCTATGATTTCCCTTGCCATAGTTTGCCTTTTTATGGTTCGTAGGTTTTTTGTCTTGTTTACTACTGTTATTGGTTATCCCCTTTTGCTCTTCGATTAATTTCTGAATCTTTGGGAATAACCTTTGCCTTAAAGGAACTACCTGAGTAGCGAAAAAGGCATTCCATAATTTCTGAGTTAATGGTTCCCCTATTTTAAGTTCTGAGATTGCCCAGAATTTAGTTTCGAAATTCTTAACTATTTCCCTAAATCGGTAGTAGTATATATTGCCAGTCTTTTTATCTATCCCAATTGTAGTGGTTTGGCAATAATCTAGAAATTCTTTACCTAATTCGGATATAAACTCTTCCCTTTTAAAATCATAATTCTCTTGGTCGAGCTTAAATAATTTTACGTAATCGATTGCTTCCATATAGATTTAGTTTGTGATTATTAAACGAGGTATACTTTCATCTGTAATTTGAAATAAGTACCCTCTTACATCATCCTCATAATAAGAGGACCAATATGTTCTTCTAACTCTGAAATTATCAAGGATTGCCCCTTTGGGTACTCCAGTAATAAATAAGCAATGCTTAGGCATCATTGGAGTAATCTCAAATTTCCCATCCTTGAAATTACCATAGGTACTGTAGTCGGGCATATTACCCGTAAATCCAGTATTCTGTAATATGTCTTGAACCAGAGTAGTTTGGGGTATTTCCTTTTGGTTACATTCTATGGTTAACTTCGATTTGCCTATATATAGGTCTTTAACTATTTCTCTAAACATTTGTATACGATTATATGAGTAATACCATTTTTCTTGAAGTAAAGGTTATTCTGTGAACGTTCCTCTAACTTCTTTAATTCTCTTCGAGATTCAGTACAAATTCTATCAAATTTCCTTAATATATCTGATACATTATCCCAGATGGGTGCCATTGGTTCTACTGGCCCTGCATAGATAACCTTATGTTTAGTTTCTATTTGGGGATATTTAGATTTATACTGATATTTGCCTTTGCAGTAAAGTACGTTATACTTTTCTGGTTCGTTTCTTTTTTCGTTTTCCATTTTTGTTAGGATTAATGTAATCGGATATTTCATCAAGTTGCCCTAAAAGCAATGCCTGAATGAAAAGGTTTATAGGCCTGAAAAAGAAATTCCTTACGTTATCGGTATTTATATACCAATCGTAAACGATAAAGAACTTCTTAATCTTGGAGTGCTTAAGTGAATGTTGGATTAGATAGGACTTACAACATCGTTTATGTAAATCGACAAGTTCTTTGTCCTGCTTAAGCATCTCTTTATCAGAGAAGATAGTGTAATCCATTTTGTATGAATTGAGATGCCCAGGTAATTATCCCGGGCACCTGGTTAATAAAGGTTTATGCAACTTGTTCTGGTTTGAGGACCTTCTTTCTGAAGTCCTCGTATGCTTTAGCAGCAGCCTTGAATTCCTTGGAGTTCTGGTCCTTGATACGAGCCATTGCAAGTTCCAATCGATGGAGTTCGTTTCGAGTTTGTTGTCTCCATTTCTTCCGAGCAAGAGTATCAACTACATCGGCAGGGTATACGTATTTAACTTCCCGATTAGAAATTACCTGTTCGATGATGGATGGTTTTTGTTGTTCCTTAACTTCCTTGACAACCTGTTCCTTTTTGGAAGTTTGGGTTTTGGGAGAGAGTTCTACCAATTTGGCATTGGCAAAATTAGTGGCAGCTTCTTGAGCATCTTGTACCAATTCCTTTTTAGTCTTTTTGGCCTTAGGAGCAGAAGCCTTAGCAGTCTTAGAATTTTTAATTCCTTCAAGTTGTTCGGCAACCTTAGTTGCAACCAGGTTAGTAACCTTTCTTTCATTCTTTTTCATAACGTCTATATTTAAAATGTTAGTAAAATGATTAATTTCTTTTTCTGATACAAATATAAGAACTTTATTTTAAATAGAAAAATTTTATTTGAATTATTTTCTATTTGCTCGGGTTAATCGGCTAGGAAGTCGAAGATTTCTGGAGGATAGTTAATTTCATCCTCTGGGTCATTTATGTAATCTTCGTAATCCTCGTTATATTTATCGTAAATGTTATCTTGTGATGTATTGGGTACCCTTGTACATCTTTCAGGATATTTCTTTACGAAGTCATAGGCTTCTTGAGTAGTCATTACCTTGTCTGAGGTAAATTCGTAGGTTACATAAGAATAAGTTTCACCCAATCTAGAAACTTCATATTGCTGGTATCCAGATTTCTCAATCTTATAGATTTGATTTTCTGGAATCGTTTCTATTTCTACCCTATATTTATACCATTGCTTCTTCTCTTCTTTTGGTTTAATGCCCATGCTATCTTGAAGAGAGATTAACTTGGTTATTGGACTTTCAAAACGAGAAGGAGCAGTGCTCACTTCTACTTGATGAGTTCTATTCTCACCAATAAAGTAAATCACTGCCCCCAGGGTTACCAGGCCCAATATGAATTTAGTTTCTGAGTTCATAACCTGTAGTTTCGAATTTATTTTTAATGTTCTTTGCAAGGTATTTACCTTTTGATTCTGCTTGATGTAAACCGTTGCAGATTTCATAAGGTACATCATCATAGCGATAAACTCGATTACCTTTAAAAGCAACCCAAAGTTGTTTTTTCTTTGAGTCATAACCAAAGCCCTCAATATTAGAGGATTCGCAAGGAATCATTTCGACTCCGGTGTTCATTTCTACTAATTCTAAGTATTCGTTCTTTTCCATGTCTATATTAAAATTTTAAAAGTGTTAGTTCTGGGTGGAATTTGAGATTTGCCCTCTGGAATATTGCCCAAGTACCAAGTACTCCCTGAGAATTAGTATGTACCCATTCATCTTCCATTCTGAACAATATGTGAGAGCATACCAGCATTTGGTATTCACTTAGCATATTTATCAGTTGAGGGGTATTCTCCATTTCTACGTATAATTCAATGTGCTCATCTAGTGCTTGAATTATTTCGTCATCCTCAATCTGAAGGAGTTTTTTGATTAAGTCTTGGGCAATATCATTTCCATTTTTAACGTCCTCTTTGATTGAGTTGAGCGATTCAATCTGAATACTAGCAATGAGCTTTACGATGTCTTTTGTTTCCTTGTCCATAATTAAATTTTCTTTATGCAAATATACTAAAATTATTTTATATAAAATACTCTTTTAATAAATACGGAGGTAAGTGTTAGCGGTTCTTGATTTCCTCTATCTTTTCCTTGATTGAGTCGGGGAAGATAGCATCATCTACCCATCGCATAAAGAATTTAGAAGGCTTCTTTTCTGGGTTGAGAATATAGGCTAAGGCTACTAACCTATGTAAATACCAACACTTACCTTTCTTTTGAACAAAAAGATAACCTCTTTGATTATGGTTTGGTTTTACTTTATGCCATTCATTCTGAGTTAATTTACCAGATTTATGATATCGGCTCCATAAAATACCCAACCTACTTATATAATATCCCTCTAAACCTGGTATATTATCTCTTTTCATTTACAAAATCATTTTTAAAGATTAGCCCATCTCTATTCTTTAACTTTTCGTATACCGAATTGGGCAATAACACATCCCTTGACCATCTCATAAAGAATTTAGATGGTTTCTTTTCTGGATTAAGGAGTAATTGCCTCTGTTCTGTAGAGAATTTAACCCTTTCATCTTCTAACATGAAAGTAGGAAGTTTAGTGAATTCTGCCTGAGAGAAAGAGATTACGTTTTTACCAACTTGGGCCCTTAATGGTTTCTTCCTTTTCTTATAGAGATATGGGATAATCTTTTTCGAGGGTCCCCCAAGAATGCTAAAACCAAAGATTACCATTGGGTCAAATTTATCTGCTTTTGGGTCCTTAGCCCGTTTGATACATCTTGCCATCCAAGAGAATGAATTGGGATATTGCTTATTGTCGGTTGCTTCTCCCACATCCTTTTTATTGAACTCAAATCCAGGAAAGTGAAATAGAAAGTCCTCAGTAAGGATAAATACAAATCCCAATCCTCTAAGATATTTAATAATATCTTGTTGGCTTTTACCTTCTTCAATCATTTTTTCTACATCTGCAAGAATATCTTCCCTTGGTGATTCCAACTCCTTAGTTGTAGACCCTGCAGGTCTTCCTCTGCCAACATTAGGTGCCTTAGCAGGCAATGTACCAGATAACCTATCTAAGTATTCTTTGAAGTTATCAATATCTTGTTTATTAGTAAGAGTTACTTCTACTCTTATGGGACCGTTATGCTGTACTTTTGGACCTGAGTTCATCTCGGTATAAGCATCTACCAACCTATCTGATAAGGGAGTACCATTCTCTGATAGTGTAGTGATTCTAAGTTTTGGTTTATATACTTCTTGTTCCATTTTCGACTTAATTAGAAAATAAAAGGCCTGAACAATTTTTATATTGCCAGGCCTTCTACCATTATTAACGAATACTCAAAAATATGATAAGTAAAAGTAAAAAGTGCTCTTATTAATCTTCTTCTTTAGCGGCCTTCTTTTTCTTCTTGTCTTTGGCCTTCTTATCTTTCTTATCGGAAGCCGGTTTTTCTTTTACCTTTTCTTCCTTCTTTTTCTTAGTTTCCTTTTCCTCCTTGGGAGCCTTACCTGAAGCAAGTTTTCTTTGCTCCATACGATATTTTTTCTTCTCAGCCGAAGTCATTTCTCTGCCATCGATGAGAGGATAATCGTATTTGGTAGCTGTTCTACCACCATTTCCTTTCTTTTCCTTTTTCTCTTTGGCAGCCTTCTTCTCATCTTTTTCCTTCTTCTCTTTTTCCTTGAGTTTTACCAATTTCTTGTTGTTCTCTTGGTCAGCTTCAGGATAGGCAGCAGCAACTTTGTCTCTTTCCTTATTGAGCTTGTTTACAAGTTCGGTAACCTTTTTACCATGTTTCTTGTCTTTGGTCCAATCCTTAGTAGGGTCCAACTTGTTTTCTTTAAGGTAAGCATCCAAAGCTTTCTTAGCCTTTGTGAGTTCCGGAGTCTTGGATTCGGATTCTGATTTACTCTTCTTTTCTGTTTTCTTAGCCATTTTCATTTATATTAGGTGAATAATTGAATTTCCTATTTACATAATACCATAGTTATGCCTTCCTAATTTGGGTGGGGATTTCTTTAATTTCTAGGATTTCTAAACTGCATTGTTTTAAAACTGCCTCGAGTTGAAGTATATCTTCTACCTCTTTCTGAGATAAGTCCGTAAAAGTTTGTTCAAAAGTTTCTTTCTGTTCCCCCCTTATAAAATTAAATTGGGCAACAATATAAGTCCCATGAAGTTTTTTATTCAGGGCTCCTTTAAGAGATATGAGTTTTCTTTTCAGATAATTACTCTTCAACCTATGGGATTGGTATTCGCCTTTCTTACCCTTACTAAGAGCTACCTTTTTAAGGTACGAAACATAATCTAATTCTCTGAGAGTTTGATTAATGTTTCCCACTAATAATCTTAAGTCTTTTTCCATTTGGGTCTTTGCATTACTTGGTTAGATACTTCCTGAGTTTCTTCTGATAGCATTTCTCTTGCCTCATTTATTATATTGATGGCAAGTTCCCTTTCATCTGGTCCCAGGTTTAATTCTTTATCTTCTAGTACATCAGTATAAGTATTTATTAGATTATCCAATGCAAGTATTCGAATATTCTTTCGAATTGCTAATTTCTCTTCTTCCATGGGTATAAAAAATTAAAGCCCACTACCTTCACAGGCAATGAGCTTTTGGATGAACAACGCCCTAAGTGTGGATGTTATTCATATGAACTTAAACTCTAAATTTATATAGCAGACATATGGGATAGTAGTTAGTAAGTTAGAGGAGTTTAATCTTCTGATTCTTCCTCTTCTTCTTCCTTAGCCTTTTTGTTTTTCGGAGAACAAATAACGCCATGTCCTTTCTTAGACTTAACGGTAAGAGTTCCCGGAACGAATGAAACTGAAGTTGATACCGGTTTACCATCCGTAACCAATACAGAAGTAACCACTACACCCTGATAGCCTTCCTTGTTCTTAACGGCATAACCAAAGTTCATTACCTTGGATTTGTCGTTAATGGCAATAACGTCGATTTGCTTGCTGTTAGGGCGTTGTTCAGCCGGCCGATTCTTAAGTGCCTCTTGACGAGCCTTACGTTTAGCTTCTTTTTCGGGGTCTTTTTCTTTATCCCCTTTCTTCTTGGAGTCTGATTTCTTTGTTGCCATAATTTTTAATGTTTTATAAGTTAATGGTTATTATAAGTAAACTTCTACATTTATTAATAGTTGATAGTAAAGGTAGGGAAATTTCCCTACCTTCTTTTAAATCTTGAATACGGTTACCAGATTACTTTTCCCCTTTCTTGCCTTTACCTTTGGCTTCTTTCTTTGCCGGCAATTTGAGACCGAGTTCTTTGGCAATTGCTTTACGGAGTTTTTCGACGTCGTCTTCATCGTAATCGTCTGGGTCAGTTTCAAGATCTTTGTCGTCGCAGATATCCTCAAGTTCTTCGAAGTCCATTTCGGCAAGTTCTTCACCGGTCAGTTCTTCTTCTTCTTCCTCATCATCATCATCATCATCTTCCTCATCGTCATCATCCGATTCCTCTTCTTCTTCCTCTTCGGAATCATCATCATCATCGTCTGATTCCTCTTCTTCTTCTTCCTCGTCATCGGATTCAGAACCAAAAAGGTCTTCGGCTTCTTCGGCAGAAAGCATGATAGGAGCAGGGATAATCTTTACTGAGCCATCTTCGTACTTAATGATGATTGCACCATTGATTTCTGTTCTGGAAACTTCTTTCAGTTCCACTTCTTTTTTCTTCTTAGCCATTTTCGTAATGTTTAAGTTGGTTAATAATTTATTTATATCACTCTGTTATAAGTTTCTTTACCAGTATGGATTTCTGAGTATACCCAGATTTTAATAATTCCTCCTGAGCAATATTGAATTGTTTTATCTCATCTAGAGTTGTCTTTAATTCTAATTGAGATTCAATTGTTATTGCCTGAGAGGCAAGTTCCTTGTCACCTTGATAAGTGACTATCTTAAACTTCTTACCTGCAAAGGGGTTTGCTGGTTGATGTGCTGTGATTTTAAAACCTTCGTTATTATTCATTGCTATATTTAATTTTAGTTATCCCAGGAATACCCACCTTCCCAAATACTTCGGTATAGGATTTGTGTTTCCCTTTTATCATTGTTTTATAGTTATCGGATAATCGAATTGGGTAGACCCATATTTTATTTTCTATCATCCTATTTGTCATTATATAAGCATAAGACCTTCTAAGTTTAATACTCTCTAATGGAACAAACCCTTGAAATAATAGAGACTTCTTAATAAACCTTTCTTTAGGCAAATACCCTAAAAATTTAAGTGATGCCTCATCGAATATTTCAAGCATATCCCTTTGTGCTTTGATAAATAGTACCTTTTGTATTGGGATGTTCATCTTCTTTCTTAAATATAAAGCCAATGAACTTACCAATGGAGGATACTGCAAGAATAACAGATTGAATTTATTTTTCTCCTCTTGACTCAGCCTGTTGTAAATCCTGTAGGATAGCAAGATTGATTTGTAATCTCTTTTGCCTTGTATACTTGGGAGATATGCCTTGCCGTTGTCCATAGAGTTTGATTGAGTACCTTTCATTGAATTCCTTTTTTCCTTTAGACTTAAAGACTCGGTGCATTTGTACCATAAATCTTCTTCGTCGGTGTTTATCTATGTGATATTCATCGGGCATTATGAACTTCCTTGCTTTTACGAATTTACCCTTAAACCAGAATTTAGTACTACCCTTTTTAAGAAGTTTACCATTCATATCGGATAATTCTCTAATGCCTTGTTTTATAAGTTTCCTCCCAGATATTATATGGATATACTGAAGAACATCTACACCATAAAGATAAACTAAGGTAACCTTTACTTGGTGTCTAGTAAAGTATGGTATACCGGTTAGATGTTTCCTATATAATTTCTTTTCAGTAACAATCTTATTGGTAGTATCTGGTCTCCAAGTCCATATATAATATCTATCTGGTCGTATGGGTCCGTTGTTACTTTCCTTTAGTTTTACCATTTATATTCCTCTTTGCCATTCTATACCAAAGATTGATAGATTTCTCATTTGCTTCTGGGAATTTCTTTTTCATTCTCCGAATAACTCTATCAAGTTCAAAACCTTTTGCAGTTAATTCGAATACATAAGATTTCTTTGTACCCTTGATAAGATTAAATTCATCCCTCTCTCTTGGTGGTTTCTTTTCTCGAGGTTTCTTTATCCCAGGAACTCGTTTGGTTCTTCTTTGCCCATTTTCCCCTTCTTCTCCGAGAAACCCAAGCCTTAATCGAGAATTTCTTAATGGGTCATCTTTCGAATACCCAATATTTTCTAATTGCTTATCCATCCAATCGTCATATTTATCAATTAACGATTTATCGGGCTTTTCTTCTGATACATTGATATAATGTAATAAGTCAAATACCCCAGCAGAACAAGCATCAGGGAAAGGCATCCCTAATATGATAGCCTTTCTCTTTAAATCCTTATAAGTCATGTTTCTCCCAGAAGCACCAAGGAAATTTGATTTCTCCTTGGATGGGGCTTTCATGTCTTTTCTACTCTTTTTTGCCATATCATCAATATTTTTAAATATTCATTTATTTTCTTTGCAAATATAAGAATAAATAATTTAATCTTATCTTATTTCTCTATTTATTTTTATAAAAATCCGAGGTTTTTGCTCGGTTCGCAGCAGTGGATTTAGGTTTTTTATGCTTTCTCTTGATATGTGTGTTATAAGCCATATCCAATTTCTTAATATTAAATTCTATGTTGTTCACTTGATTATAGTTTACTGCTTTTTCCACACAGCAACGGTACTCTGGCCAGAATTTTTGTCCAAGCTTAACAGATTCGGTTTTAATCATGAACTTAGATACCATAAAACCAAAAGTATCAGCATCATCTTTAGTTTTGAATACATACATGTAGAATCTACTAAATTCATCTACTACTTCATCCAAAGGTCTTACTGGTAACAATAGATAACCATCGGTATATAGGTCCTCAGATATTAAAGCTACCCAATACTTTTTCTTTCCTGGTTTTACTTTATACCTAAACCTTTCCTTGAGTTTAGTGTGCATCCAATCTGGTACCCTATTAAGTAGGTATTTGATATATATCTTATCCTTCTTATTCGACCGCCTTTTAAATGCAGATGGCTGTTGTAGCATCCTTGGAAGTATTCTAAAGTTATTCCACCTATCAAATTCAAGAATTAATCTTAGAGTATCTATGTCCCATTCATCCTCAGACTCCTTTAACCTCTTCATGTTTCTCTCTATATTTTTAGAGTTTACCTTTGGGAGTAATTGAGCTGAGTCTCCTGTGAATAAGCTTGCTTCTTTTCTTTTTAATCGTTTCTCTAAACATCCCTCCATATAATCTTGGAAATTCCTCTCACAGGGGCAATCTGGTCGAAAAATAGAAGTGTGTTTCTCAAAAAAATCCGAGAATAGCCTAAAGAATTTCTCTGACCGTTCCCGGATTTCAAGATACTTGTAATGGGATAACTTTAAAATTTCACCAGCTTCCCATGAAGATTTACTTTCTGATAGTTGAAGGAATAATGATTGTTGTTCTTTATCAATTAAACAACTCCAGGCTTTTTGTTGAGCTTCGTTCATAATATTAAATTCTCCTATATCTCATTATACTATCAATTGCTTCATTGGTTATCTGATTAGGGTCATATTCCCCAGAATTAGCATAAAGCTTATCTGGGTCATGATTTAAATATACACTATAGATAACGTTGTCAAAAGGTAACCATACTTCCATTCTTCCCATTTCAGGGTATATAAGAACTTTTACTCTTTTACAAAGATGGTCAACCTCTAATACTGTAGCATCTACTCCCTCATAAGGATAACCCCGTAATACTAAGTAATCTCCAGGCTTTACATTGACTAAATCATCTACTGAAAACTTCTTATTCTCTCTAGCAATACGTTTAAATCGCCTTACTTCTTTTCTACTACAAGTAGCCACTAAAGAGAAATCATCAAAGTCTTCTGCATTGTCAATCCTTACCTTTTTCTTTCTTGGGTGCATTGTCTCAGTATTACGTAACCAAGTTCTGATACCCGATATATTCCTACGTAACTTATTAAGAAATGGCCTTGAGAATGCTAATTTAGTAGGCATTCTCATAAAACCATAATTGAATAATACTGGTACTTCTTCGAATACCCTCTTACCCTTTGTGGTTTTTCTTAATACGTTTACCATAGGAATAATTGCCTTGATTTGGTCATACCCCTTTTCTTTGAGTTCTTTATTGATTTTATCACAGTACTTCCTTTCAAGGTAAAATATACAATATGAGTATGGGGTATGCTTCTTCATAGGTTACCGGTTTTTAATAATTAACTTAGCTTGTTTATGTACTAACTTATAGTTTACATTCTTCAATATGTCACTAGCCATGAATACATAAAGAATCTCATCTATCTTTGGTACATCAATTACCATAATATTGGCTTTATCGAATAGGGGTTTATAGAATACGGAAGATAAATCCTTTCCAACTACAAAGAAAAATTCTTCTGAGGGCATTGAATTATATCTCATACAGAGTATAGGAACTTTATTTGCTCTTTTTGCATCCTTAGAAGCTTGTTCCCAGAATTTCAATATATCGCATCCCTTATTACCTAAGAGTAGATGTTCAAACTTAATCTCTTTATAGTTTTTACACTCAACCGATATTTTACATCTATGGGCATGTCTCTCATCCTGACACATGATATCAGAAGCTAAATCCCTACTCTGATGATTTGCCCCAGAGTATGGAGTTCTCCCGAATTTATAAGAAGTCCATTTGGTAAACCATTTGGAAACTTTCAATTCAAATTTATTACCTTTGCGTTTACTATTTGCCATAATTGTCTTGTTATAACTTAATTATAACATTATAGTAATTGGTATCTACTCAGGCCTTGGGTCTTTTCCACTTGCAGAATTTTGGTATTACCTAGAGGAAGAGAATCTAAGTGGGTTATCAAGAATAGAGTTTTCTCTTTGAATATGTGACGTATTAAGGAAGTAACTATTTCTATGTTATCTGAACTTAGTGATTCAAATACCTCATCAAGGAATGCTAAGTTAATACCCTTAGAGGCAGTTAAAGCCTCATTCATTGCAAAAGCCATTGCTACACAGACCAATTGTTTCTCGCCACCTGATAGTTCATCGTAATCTATAATCATCCCATCCCTTTCAATAAGAGTAACAAATTCTTTTCTAGCAGTACCCAAATCAATATTAAATTCGATCCTAAATCCCAATACCTCTGAATACTTATCGAGGCATTTATTTAAGAACTCAAGTGATGAATCAAATAGGTAAGCCTTAATCCCATTATTACCCAATGGGTCATTAATTAACCAGTTATAATTCTCTAACTCTAACTCTTTATTGTGAAAGTCTTCATCAACCTTCCGTAAATTCTTCCTAATCTCCTTAAGTTTTTGTTTATACTTTGGAGACATGACCTTAAGCTTTTCTTGCTTGAGCTTAGCCAGGTCTTCGTCAATAGAAGCAATATCAGAAGCAATATCATCACAGTCTGATTTTAATTTCCTATATCTATCATTTACACTACTAAGTTCTTCCAACCTTTCTGATGCCTCCTGATACTCCTTATCATATTTATCAAGGTCAGAGAACGCTTTATATATTGATTTGGCATCACGTAACGCACGTTTGTAGTTACCGGCTTCTAACTGTATTACTAATTCTTTAATTACCTTCTTAAGAGGTACATTCGATAAATTCTTTGCATCTTTTATCTTACTCCTCAAATCAAGGATTAGTTCATTTTGTTTTTTAATCTTTATCTGAAGCGAAGCATTTACTTCATCCTTGATTTGTTTTTGTTTTTCAATTAGTAGTTTAGTTAGCTTTTCTCTATCTTGCTTTAACTCTCTTCTTTCTTCTTTGATTTTTTGCTTGAAGGATTTTTCTCTATCTCTCATATCGAAGTAAGCTTCCTTGTTAGCCTCTAATTCTTTCTTAAGCATTTGAGACTCATGCTCTACCTCATTTATTTGAGATATCAAGTTATTTTTATCTTGTAATGCAATGCCTTTAGCAAGGTTTAAGAACTCTAAGTCAAATACTTCTTCGAATATCTTTTTCTTATCAGAATTAGATTCTTGTATGAGTCTTTTTATACCCTGACCAAACATGATTGAGTTCATAAACAGAGTATATGATAAACCTATCTCTCGGTTTATAAAATCTTGTATCTTCCCCTTCCCTTTGATATCAACTATATCCCCATCTTTCATGAAGATAAGTCTGTCTTTACCTTTAGCACCATCCTCAAGTACTTCATCATACTTTTGACATCTAACTATCTTATATGTATGAGAATCTTTCTGAAAATATACTTGTACCTTAGTACCCTTGTAATCTTTAGGCCTTACTTGCTTCCAAGTATTTACCTCAGAAACACCCTTTAGGTTTTTCCCATATATTGCCCATACCAAGGCAGAGAGAATAGTTGAATTATGGGTAACTATAAAATCTCTGGTAATATATAGGCCTTCTGAAGAATCTACTTTAATGCACCTACATACCTTTTTCCCTATATATTCAATATTTCTTATGGTATTTACCATTCTATTTCTCCTGGTAAACTCACAATAGGATTTAGTTTTATATTTCCTTAGAAAAGGGTTAAAGGTTAGTCGTATTGAACACACATATGAAGTAGTATACCTACCATACTTAAACCGGGTACTTTCATTTTTAGTAGATAGGCCTCCAAGGGATCTTACCAAATAGCTAATACCATCTCTTAAGTGCTCACTCTTAGATGAATACGTAGAAACCTTTGAGATTTTCTTTTTGGAACCAACACATCCATCAGTATCTAATAAACCAGCTAATAATAATCTACGATTCTCGATTGATGATTTCAAATATAACTCTGGTATAAACTTATCTTTAGACTTACAACCAATTAATCCTAAATCCTTGAGTTCTTTACCTAAACCATGAATCCTAAAATGTTTAGCCCCTCTTACCTCTGTACCTTCATGAACCAGGTTTGGGTCTGGCAAATATGACCTTAATCTATCAACTATCTCTGGCCAATCCTCTCTATTGGTAGATACTCTAACTGTAGGCCTATTACCGGAAATACAACCATCGCCTAATATAAACCCTAATACGTAGGGGTGTATTGGTAATTTAGTATAATTACCCTCAATTGGTACGGTTAATGGGGTTGAGTACCTATACTTGAAAGTACCAGAAGCAGTTTTATTCTCAACCTTATAATCCTTTAGTAAAGTCTCGGTATCTAAGGTTCTTAGTCTATCTTTAGCTTTACCCGATTTGAATACTGACCATAAATGGTCTCCAGCACATTCAGTACATGAGCCATCAGAAAAGGTTATTTTGTAAGTATCTAATAGACCTCTATCATAAATACCCAATAGCTTGATAGGTTTACCTGTAACTGGGTTAATTACTTTATCATTAAGAGTTAATTCCCCCATCTTTTTCCAACCATTAGCGGTTAAAACGGGTTCTTCTAAAGGTTGTGCTTTACCTTTACCATTCGGTGCCTTGATAAGTATGGTACAAGTGGGGTTTAATTGTAGATGTAAGGATTCTATTGAACAAAATCCTTCTGCCTCTAAGTTTAAGAACGTTAACATGACTCAGCCTTTTTAAGTGTTTCAATTAATAGATTAGTTTTAACCTCATCTTTAATACCTTTCTCTCTTAGGTATCTCTTTGCTAGAGACTTCTTAGAAAGTTGCTTAGTAATCTTATGTTTGTTATTAACTGGAGTACTAGCTTTTTGAGGGATTACCGTATAATAATTGCCATCATCCTTAATATCCTCCTCAGATTCTACATCTACGAATTTAGGAAATTGCTTAAGGTGTACAAATTGCATTGATAAGTCTGAATAAATCTTCCAATAACCCAATTTACAATCTCTATCTGTTCTCCTTTGATGATTAGGTGCTCCTATCATATAAACCTTCTTTGATAGTCTTTGAGGTTTATGTATATGACCACATAATATCAAGTCAAATCGATTCAAGATATTTACATTGAGATTTTCTACAGAATCAACTTCCCTACCGTCGGTATCCTTTGCTCCAGGATAGTCAGTATGAAGAAGAAGTATGTTCTTTACATTCTTATCTAATTTGAGTTTCTTAAGATATTCACTTAGACCCACATTATTATCAATGTATGGAACTCCATAAATGTGGTAATCTCCATAAGAACACCATTTGATTCTAGTTAGATTAACACAGCTCATAAAATTCTTATGAAATACAAAAGGCCATCCCTTAGTTATCCTATCAATACGATTTACAGATTTCAAATCGTGATTCCCGTCTATATAAATCATTTTGAATTTTGGATAGTTACTCTCTAACCTATCAAACTGTTCAGCAATGAATATTGCTAAATCTTGGTCAATTGATTCTGGCTTATGAAATAAATCTCCACAGAACAAAGCAGGACATTTGTACTTTTCACATTGACCTGCAATAACGTCAAGGACCTTGATACTATTCAAGGTCCTATTGTTGTTCTCATTGAATTTTGCCCATAAATTGATGTGCAAATCCGAGAATGCTATAAATACTACTTCTTTACTCATGAAGAAAATCAATAATAAGTTTCTTACGAATATCCAAATTAGCTTCTCTTATACAGAGAACTTTAGTTTCACCATATATGGATTTGATTACTCCCTCTGTTGCACCGTATTCCAAGAGTTGATTCTTAAAAATGTTCTTATAAATAGAAGATATTTCCTTAGTAGGTAAGAATCCCCACAAGTTCAATACGTTATCCATTATAGAAGATATTAAGAACTGGAAGTAATTGTTATCTATTCGTTTACCATTATCTTCCATAACCCATTCCTTTACCATGGCAGTAGTAAAGTCTAATAGGATAAGATGAGTACATTGTTGATTGAGTAACATCTTGCAAGTTTCGAAAAAGTGTTCCATTTCACATTTAGGAACATTCTTGGCTTGCTTGTAATAGAAATAGGCAGCTAAATCAAGATAGCTTCTATCTGTAACAAATCTATCCCTATCTCTGAACATTTTGTTTCTTAGGTTCATTACCTGAAAATCTTCGAGTAACAAATCCTTTGAATCCCTTTCTAACATCTCTTTATGAGACATATCCTTTGTTTTAGGTATTAAGTCTGATACACTACCAGATATAAAATCCAATACTGGAGGGTATTCTGTTACATCAAACTGAATCATCCCGGGAACTTCTTTTGCTAAAGTGGTTTTCCCAACTCCACTTGCACCTGCAAACATTATTTTCATTCGGATAACTCTTTAAATGGTTTAATAAATTCTTTAGTTAGGAACGAAGCAAGAGAATACTCTATGCACAGTTTCCTAAATTTATCATAGTTGAAAGTCTTCTTTCTCTTGAGAGGTATCTTATCTAAAGGGACATTACCTACAAACCAGAATAAATCAATCAACTTACGATTCCTTTCCCAAGCTTCTTGGTACTCTTTATTAGGTTTAGCTTCCAGATATTTGTAGATTGATTTATACTCATCTAATATCTTTCTTGCAGTTACTGGACCTATACCCTTAAAACCTGGAATATCATCGGAAGTATCACCCACCATTGCAAGGTATTCAACGGTCTCATGTGAATGATAACCAAATAACTCTTTACAATTACCCATTCGAATAACTTCATCCTTTCTTGGATTTAATATCCTAACGTTCTTGTTTAGAAGTTGATTAAAATCCTTATCTGATGATACCAAGATTACATTATCTGAACGATAAGTATTAATAATTAGGTATGCTAAGAAATCATCTCCCTCATATTGAGTTTTATTCCTTTTATCAAATATATAAGAAATTCTTAGCATACCTAATATCTTCATTATGATTGCCTTTTGTATTTGCAAGGATTCATAATCAACCGATATATTTTTTCTGTGTCCCTTATAGTTAGGCAATAACTTATCCCTTACTGGTGAATGACCATTATCAAAGGTTATAACTACTTCGTTTGGTTCAAACCTTGTAAGATACATGTGAAGTGATTTGAAAAATCCAAATATTGCTCCACTTGGTTTACCATCTGTAGATTTAAGTTTTTCAAATTTGTGAAAACTTTGGTGTAAAATATTTTCGCCGTCAACTAATAATATTAATTTTTTATTTTTCATATTTATTTTTATATTTAATATAATAATCTGATATTAGTTGATGTCCCAGCCCGGTTATCTCTGATACCTCTTTTCTAGTAAACCCCATACCTATCAACTTAGGTATATATGACCTTTGAATCTCTGTACCTTTGATACATTTACCTTTTAATTTGTTTACCATCCTCCCATCCCTAGAAGCTTGAGACATATTGTCTTTTTGTGTACCCCAATAAAGGTTCTTAACTGAATTATTAGTAGGTACATTATCTTTATGGCAAACATAGGGTAAATTTTCGGGATTAGGTATATAAACTAAAGCCACTAATCTGTGTAATAACCATTTTGTAGTACCTATACCTGGTTGAGATAATCCTACTATATACCTCCCATTCTTATTTAGATGAGGTTGTTTTAAGTGATATCGTTTACTTAATATACCCTTACCATTAACATCCCACCTTGAATATATTTTACCTCTCTTAGAGATGTGGTATCCTGGATATCCTGGGATATTATCATGAAGTATTTTATTCTGATACTTACCTTCTCCATGAGTATAGATTGGAGAAGTCCAAGACAGACTACCTATCTTATTCTTGGACCTTGTAAATTGTGTTTTCTTGCTCATCGTCCAAAATCTAATTCATAAAGTGAAACTTCTTGAATCTTTTCCTCTCCAAGATATACATCTAAATAATTCTCTGGTGAGCTATAAGCCTCTAGATACCTAACCCTAGATTCCATTCTCAAATTTTTCTTAAGGTACTCTTTAATTACTTTCTCTATACCTTCTACCTCTTCCTTATTCATCGTCTTCCTCCTCCTCTTCTGAATCTGAATAGTTTTCATATTCTACACCATCGACTGGGAATAGATTTGTTTCTATTTTCTCCAGTTGCTTTTTAGTAGTACCTATGGTATTTACTCCAGCTTTCCGTAAAAGTTTTCTACGAAGTTCATCGTCTTCTTCCAAAAGCTTTTGGAATTTCTCTTCTCCTCTTGCAAGAGTTTTCCCTTTCAATTTATACCCACCAGTAGTTTTTTCGATTACATCGGTATCTACCAATACATCTTCTAAAGCATAGCATCTGTCAAACCCGACTTCGTGGAATTTAGGATTGAAATATACAGGGCATTTGCTGATTGTAGGTCGAGGAGGAGCAACTTTATTTTTAATAAGTCTGATAGTGACAAGTTTCCCAGCTTTCCTTTCTTTCCCATTTTGTTTAATGGTAACAGACCTTCCTGAATAGAAAGCAGCTCTGATTGAAGCGTAGAACTTAAGTGCTGCACCTCCTGTAGTTGTTGTATTATCTTTTCCAAATCCGACATTCAAAGCAGTTCTTAATTGGTTAATATATATCTGAGATACTCCCAGTTTGTAGAATAATTCACTTCTGATACGAAAGTATTTATAAAGAGCCTTTGCTCTACCTCCCATCTCTGCCTTACCATCAACCATCTTAGCATCTATATTATCAGTACAGTCAGTAGCTGCAATGGAATCGATTACTAAGAGTATCGGTTCATTGTGAGTTAATTGAGAACGTAAATAAATTGCTAAGTCTGCTACTACGTCTGCAATATATTCAATACGGGTATCATTAACAATAGTTACTCTTGCAGGGTCTACTCCATTGATTTCAGCCCATGAATTCATCCAGGATTGTTCAGCATCTACCCATATCACATGACCTCCAAGTTGTTGAGTAGCATAAGCAAAGTTATAAGCCACTAAAGATTTACCAGAGGATTCCTCTCCAGCAATCTCAACGATTTTACCATAAGGAATACCCTTACCGAATAAGTAGTTCAAAGCAAAGAAAGTAGATGGTATATATAAATCGGTATCAGTTACTTCTGAAGCTAATTTAATCATACTCCCATATTTCTTTGCCATCTCATTTGCTGTTGGTACTTTTAAACCAACCTTAGATTTCTTTGCCATAATGTAATGTCTTTAAACTAAAGAAGGTGATAACAGAACGAATCTAATTACCACCTTCGAATGAAACCATATTACTAACCCTTAAATATCCGATTTGTATTTTCTTTTCTTTTTCTTGGGTTCATCATCTTCCATGTAATGGTCCTTGTGAACTCCCTTTTTCTTTTTCTTCTTGGATTTATCATCATCATCGTCATCCCCATGATCTTCATTTAGATACTGTGAAAGCAAATCTTCCAACTCATCATAGGATTTGATTTGAGAACGAACTATTCCCTCAAGGTCAATTGTACCTTGATATTTCTTGTCCAACTTAGTTGGTTTGCAAGCACGAGCAGAATAAGTGGTATCTAGTTTACCAGACCCGGAACGAATTACCTTGATATCGTATCCAGTTTTTGGATCTGTCATATCACCTGCCTCATCTTCATCAAGGTAAAGGTCAATGATATCCTGGTATACTGAGCGAGGAACTAAAACTCCCTTATCTTTGCCTTCGTAATCTACCTTACTACCCTTTTCATCTGAGTAAATGATACCACCGATAACATATCTTCTTCTTGGTACCAGGTTCTTGGCAAGTTCCTTGTCATCTTCATCCTTGGAGTTTTTCAATTCTTGGTATTTCTCCATGAATGGGCAAGGTTCATCAAAAGTAGCCGGAGATATAACTCCTCCCAAATTGCCACCCAGGTAGAATTGAATAATTTCGATACCCAATTCTTGGTCATCACCCGGAGATTTAATTCTCATTCTCAGGGTTCCTTCTTTTGGATATACCAATCCACTTCCGTTTCCCTTAGATTCTAGCTGTTTCTTTCTAGCTAGCATCTTTTCTTTTGTAGAAAGTCCCTCTGATGAAACTTTCTTTTTCTTCTTGTCTTTTATCATAATGATTAGTTTTAATTATTCGGTTCTGAGTAAACTACTTCGTTCATACTCAATACGGTAAGAACGTTTTTCTCTAAAAGTTGTTTGAGAGCAGGAGATAGTTTGTCCGTTTCGAATTCAAGTTCTTTACCTGCATACAAACCATAGGTAACTATTCTACCTACAGCAACCAATTCTCGGTAGGTTTTGTATTCTTCGGTAATTTCCCCACTCTTTACTACAACCCCTTTACGAGGAACTCCCTCTTTTACTTGTTCAGGGATAATCAAACCGGATTTAGTTTGATTTACCTCCTTTGGAGATAAAATAAGTACCCGGTTTTCTGTTGGGCATCCGGGTAATTCTTGATTAAATTTCTCAGCTACAAGAGGTGAGATAAATGTCATTGAATAATTCATATTCTAATACTGTTTTTAAAAGTTAGTAATTGTTTATAGTTCAATGGGTTAACCTTTTCTTAGGTTCGCATTAATAGTTCTTAATATATTTTCGCGTGACTCATAGCACTTACATATAGTTATGAACTTATTTGCTTTTTCTACAGCTTTCAAATACCTTTCATTGATAGAAGAGTATTTCTTGTTAAGGTTTGCCTTATGAGATACGTATTCATTATTCCATCTCTCATTAGCATCCTTATAATATAACCAGGCATTCGAATAAGCTTCTTCTTTTTCCCTTGCTAGAGCATCTCTTTCTTTTATATACTTATCTCTCAAAGAAGCAAGTACATAATAACTAGAAGGAGATTCTCGTAGCTGAGAATTGATGATATTCTCATTGATAGATAATTCTTTTTGAATATCAATCTCAATAAGTTTACCTTCAAACTTAACCCTTAGTTTTTTCAGTTCCGTCTTCATAAACTTCTAATAGGTTTTTAAAGTCTTCTTTACTAAATTCCCCTTTGCTTATTGCTTTAGTTACTTGAGCAAAAGCCATTTGATAAGAGAGTTTCATACCGGGCAAATTAAGAAGAGATTTATAGATGCTTATCTTATCTACCAAAGCCATTAATCTTAAGTCGCATAAGTTATCAGTACCACCTCTATCGAGTAATGCTAAAAATGCAGCCCAATAAATATGGGTGGCATCTTCATAAGCAAGTTTACCATCCTCATCCGTAGCCATTACTTTAAAAGCCAATCCCTCTAAAGTAGTAAGATTAGTTTGTACTTGAGATAACTGAGTCTTTAATCGGTTAAATAACATTTTTTCTTGTCCACTCAACCTTAGATTAACCACATCTAAATACTTAAGTAAATTTTCGATAGAATAACCTAAGCAACCTGCAACCATATAAGTAAGGGCAGTTAACTTACTTGCATTATCAATCTCTTTCTGTGTTGCCATAATTCCATAAATTTATATTATTTATGTAGACATAGTATCTTCTCTTTTCACTCCTGTAATGGTAGATACTGAATCTGAATGCTTTATATTAGTTTTACAATTAGGACATTGTACTATCCTAAAATAATCCCCAGATTTATTATAAACCCCAAAAGTTTCACTGGTATCATATTCAAATTCGCAATCACATACTGGGCATTTAGCCCTCCATACCGTGGGCCCGTTTAAAATCTTCTTCATTTCCTTAGTTTTATGTTATTATACCGTAATATTTTATATAATACTCCAGTTGATATACCGAATTCTTCTAGTATATCTTTTCTTGGTATACCCTCTATATACCTAGAAATTAATAATTCTACATTTACCTTACGTTCTCGTTCTTTACCAACAAAATAGAATCTTTTATCTTCTATACACTGACCCATATTCATCTTAGCTGTACCCCAATATAAATTACCTACCCGATTATCCTCTGGATTGTTATTTTTATGACATACTTGAGGATAATTGTTTGGGTTAGGGATGTAAATAGAAGCAACTAACCTGTGTCTATAAAAGTTCTTCCGTTTACCACCATCTCCTACTAAAGAGTTAGATAAATAACCATTATCTTTCATAGCAGGTTTTACTAATTTCCAACTACCAGTAAATTTCGAGTATAATTTTCCAGTACGGGATATGTAATAATTACTAAACCCGGGTATATTACCCTTTTCTCGATTTTTCATATTCTCGTTGATATTTATGGATTTCCTTTTTATATAGTTCCATAAATACTTCTGGTGAAGCTGCACTAAAATTACCAATTTTACGAGTCTTAAACTTATGGTATTCCTCCATGTACTCTTCTACCGAAAAGTCTGGTTTTAACATTCTAGTATAATCATATCCGGGCATAAATGGTAATTCTTCTGCCATAGACCGGCCTATTGTAAAATCCATTGATAGAGTTACATCATCAACTTGGAAACCGAAATACTTCTTAGTACTTGGATTACGTAGAATATTCCAAATGGTATATACAGTCCATGTATTTATATCTTCTGGTTTAGAATACATATATACTGCATCATGTACCGTACAAGCTTCTTTCATCATTGGTAATTTACCTTGTCGCATTAACCAATAAACAAGAATAGCTCCGAAGTTGGTCATATTTGCTGCAGCACCTTGACATGGGAAATTAAGTCCCAAACGAATAGCATAAGCAACTTCTTGTTTGTCGTTTGAGTATATCTGGGGTAATCTTCTCTTAGTACCAAATAACTGGGTATAATACCCATGCTTACGAAGGAATTTCTCTTGCTTCTCTTTGAACTTAAGTATCTTTGGGTGTTTCTTAAAGAACTCATCCATCTCTTTACGAGCTTCCTCCTTGGTAACTATAATACCAGCTTTTGGGTCTGATAATTTTACTGCTAGCAAAGCATCTCCAATCCCATAAATAAGTCCAAATGCAATTTGCTTTGCTTGCTTTCTCCTTACCTTCCAAAGCTTATGGTCAGGATGACTTTCGTCTTCGTATATTTTACTTGCTTCCTCAATTGGAACCCCATATTTTGCTGCTGCTATACCAAGGTGAGGGTCTACTCCCTTAGCAAAAGCTTCCAGATAAGTTTCATCACCCGATAGATGAGCCATCATTCTTAACTCTGCCTGTGAGTAGTCAAATGCCATATATAAATATCCCGGAGGAGCAACTAATTGTTTCTTGATATTGGGGTCTACCGATGTCTTTGGTATCTGCTGCATATTTGGGTCTGCAGAACTAAACCGATTAGAGTCTGTACCATGTATATTATACCTACCGTGTAATCTAGAATCATCTTGTACCTTTTCCCACCATCCATAAATATAGGTCTTATACATTTTCTCTAACCCTCGTAATTCAAGAAGCTTATCAAGGAATATTGCCTTTGGTGAATCTGGCTTTTTAATCGTTAACCTAAGGTTAGTAAGAGTTTCTTCATCAGTACTTGGTTTACCAGATTCATTATCCTTAATCACATCAAAATGAAAGCCATCTTCTGAATACATCAATGCAGGTAAATCAACTGGGCTACCCAAATTAATAGGCCTTATTAATTCTTGTTCCCTTTTAGTTGTGAATATACCCGCTTTGATATTTGAGATTTTCTGTTCCCTTGATGCAATCTTCCGTTTATCCTTTGGGTCATTATAATCTAACTCTTCAAGTTCATCTTCAATAGACTGAATATATTTATCAATCTTTTCTTGGTTATACTTCTTTTCGAATTTCTTTACTCTTGGCAAAGCGCATATTGCGTCTCTAGCAGCATCTATTTTTGGTTTATATTCTTCCAAAAGCTTTTTATTGAACTCAGTATCTAGATATAAACCCTCCTTTTCTACCGATGTTAGTACTCGTGAATTACACATGAATAAATTACGGAATACCGAATACATACCTAAATCCATCAGCTTCTTTTCAAAGAATATCATTAACCTAAGAGTATAATCTGTATCTTGACACCCATAATGGCAAAGTGGGTCTAATTCTTTTTTATCCCAAGGTATTTTATCAAAAGCATCTTGTTTCTCATAATTACCATGCTCGGGCAAATACCTTCTTACCATTGATTTTAGGTCATGGGGTTTTTCCTCATTAAGAACATATTTTGCAAGCATACCATCTAAACAAGTACCCCTATAGAATATTTGATACTTTTGGTTTATCTGGTCATCAAACTTCCAGTTCCATGCAACCTTGGTTATCTCATAATTCTCAATTACCTCTTCCCCAAATTTCCTTAGCATCTTTTTCCAATTCCACCCTGGAGATGTATAATCTTTTGTTTCGAAATGGTCTAAAGGAATGGAAGCACCAAATCCTGGCATCCAGGATACTGAGAGTATAGTTGGCTTAAAACTTTTGTTGTATATTGGTGAACCATTAGTTTCATAATCCACACTGGCATATCCGGTAGCTTTACAACAGGCAATGAGTTTCTTTAACTCTCTTTTGTTTCTTATTATGTGATATCTTGTTTCCATTATCTAATTCCTTTCAATACCTGATGAATAAAGTACCTAGAATATCCATACTTAAGAGATATTTTCTTTATACTAAGACCCTTTTCTTTATGGTCTATCATTATTAAATTCCTTTCTTTATCAGAAAAAGTATGTATATAATTAGAACCCCTAAAACCTAACTCATAGTTATGTTTCAAATTTTCTGACCTTGGAACTGCTCTTAGATTAGATACTCGATTATCAGTTTTTATACCATTTATATGGTCAATATCATACCCATTTGGTATATTACCAATCCAAGCTTCATATACTAACCTATGTATATAAAACCTCTTTCTAAACAAAGTACATTGTAAATACCCATTAGAAGTTAATGATACCAACCTCTTTCTCCAAGTATTAGAAATCACAGTAGTAGTACCTTTCCTACCATGGCCTTTCCCTTTAACTCCTACCCTTTTAAGAGAAGTAAAAAGGGTACCCCTTTTAGATATATAATATCCAGGGTACCCTTTTATATTTGAATATTTAGTATTCATCTTTCAAATCCTCTAAATTACAAGATAAGAAATGCCAATCTTTTTTGTATATATGCAATGAATCTATGGTATGATATAGATAACCAGGCTTTACACCTACTTCTTGAGCTACGTATTCCATTAATCTCCAAGCTAAATAAATATCATTACCGAAATGTTGGGCAAAGTCCGAACTTCTTTGGTGATAGCAAATATGTAATACCTTCTCCCCCTTACCATTCTGACGAATAAGAAAATCATAATACATAGAGCAAGGAATACGTTGTCTACCACCATAGTATAAGGTATCATCATGATCAAATATTGGTATAATTGCTTTTCTTGTATCTGGGTCTCTCTTTAAAAGACGAACTAAATCTTTTATTAATACTTCACCCATTCTCTCATTGTATGTGTAATCGAACATACCCTTTTCATCAAGGAATTGTTCCCATAAATCTTTTCTTAATTTCCAAGCTTCTCCTGGATTTATATCATTAGGGGATATTCTTTCTTGGAACTCTGCATCTGCCCATTCTCTTGAATGAGAGAATACGAATAACCATACCGGGTCTCCCAATGAAGTTAAGCAATATTGTTGGCAAATGAGTTCTTTAGTAATAAAATTCTCATTACCTTCAATGACTTTATTTTGATAGGTCTTTGGTTTTACAAGTTGACCATAACTGTTGAGTTCTCTACCCATTTCGGACATTAACTCAAAACTGTTAGAATATATCCTCATATTATATAAATATTTAACTGTATGACATTGTAGAATTAACCCAGGTCATATGCCAGTAGCGAAATACAAAATCATCAAAATCCTCTAACCTCTTTCATTAACAAGGGTATATCTGGTTCTGCACCGTTCTTTTTAATCTCTAAAACTTGGTAATAAAATTTGTTTACTAATCCTATCCGCTTCTGATTTAAAAATTCCTTAGCTTCCATTGTTCTTTTGTTTTAAAAGTTTCTTCTTATAGGCTTTACGTTGAGAGTAAGAAATTACATTCTCGGGATATTCAATATCTTCGTATTCAAGAAGTAATTCTTTTGCTTTCATTGATTTATATGTTTCTTCATATAAATCTGGTCTGAGCACTTTAAAACTTCTAAAGAATACCTTGAATGAAGAGAATTCCTTCTCTGTACCCTTTTGGAATTTCTTCCATATCTCTTTTATTCTCTTATTCCAAGCATTCTCTTCTGCCCCCTTAAGTACCTTCTTCAATGGCTTATGGGTATGATACATTAGAAGTGTCTCCACATTTCCGTACATTTGAGTCGCGAATAGGTTGATTTGTACTGACTGATCCGGACCATATACGTACTCTGACATTCGTTGAATTAATAGGAAATCGAATATTAACCTCTTGGTAATCTCCGAAGCCCGAACTACCATTGTAATAACTGGGATGTCCTCCCCGAATCGTTTTGAAAAAGTCGCAGCTATTAGACATTGTTTACCGTTATCATGATGATTGTTAAACATATAGGTTATATTGTAATTTTGATTATACTTATTTCTCAGTACTCTCAGTTTACTACGCAACAAGTCAAGCTTATTAAAATCTATGTAGTTATTCAATAAGCTAGTCCACTTAGTTTCTTTGTAATTGAAACATCTCCCATAATCAAATTCGGGGTCTACCCATGCTTTTCGTATTTTTATAAATACATTATACACTACTGCTACCCCACTATTAGCCATAGCTCCTTTCCCAAATAGGATTGGGTCTAATCTTAGGAATCCCTCATTGAGTTTTTCCCATGCTTCCTGTGAAGTAGCAAATTCTAACGAATGGAGGGACTCCTCCGTATTAAGTTGAAGCCCCTCTAATTTCTTATTCCAACCCGACATATAATTGGCTGATTTTTAATTGGTTACTAATAATTTGTAGTTTGCCTCCATAAATTGAGACGCTGTTTTTTAAAGAATAAACTGAATAACCCTTGGTCTGTGAACCCATTCAATGCAAGGAATCCCATATATAGGTAGAAAGCTTTTACCAGTGATTCCTGGAAGTCTATCTCTTTAGTCATTACTTGGGTTTGTTTCCAAGGTCTAGACTTAAGGAAATTCCTTGCCTTGTTCAATTCATATATCACTTCCCATAAGTATAACTTCTCTGCCTCATGTGATAATTCATTCATCTTATGAAAACCAGGGATGTAAGAGATGATTTGTTCCCATTTACCATCTTCATCAAAAAAATCCTCTTCACAAATAATATCGAATTTCAATAAATTCTGGTAGTCGGAATATTTTACCACTAACTCTTTAACACCCATAGCCATCACATCAAATAAGTTCTTTGCCTTATTATAGCTAAGAATATCTTCAGGAAGTATATTTGAATATACTAGAAGAGTAAAGAAAAAGCCTAAAGCATCTGCTTGTTCTTCATTTGCATTAGCAAGAGAATTCAATAGGGATTGACATTCGTTTTCATTGAACATCTTGATATTCCAACCATTCTTCTGACATAATTCAAATACTTCTTCGGTAGATTCAAACCCCTCGGTGAGTTCTTCTATTACTCTTCCTATAAAGTCTTTGAGTATTACCTGGTTCTTTGCATTATTGATATCAAATGGATAATCAGGTAACTGCTCTATTTGCCTATATCCCTGCAATTGTTCTAACCCCAATTCATACATCTTTAATAGTACCCCATTAGTTTCTACTTTAGGTACTGGTTCACTTATATTTCTTATGTCCAAAATGTTAACTTTTATAATGTTTACCATTAAGATAATTACCAACAGTAGCATTACTAACCTTCAACCTTTTAGCTATGTACTTGTTAGTATTACCTTTTAATTTCAATCTCTCTAATCTTCGAATACTACGTACTGTTAATGAAGTATGAGGAGCAAATAGACCTCTTCTACTTACTCCATACATAGGATTATTTATACCTTTTAATTTCAACCTACCCTTATTAATGGCATCATATACATTATCTTTTTGAGTACCCCATTTAAGGTTCTCTAAACGATTATTCAAAGGGTTGTCATCTAAGTGCATTACTACTGGTAAATTATTCGGATTAGGTATATAGGCTTCTGCTACTAATCTATGTATTTTTACATTCTTAGATACCTTATTATTTCTAAGTTTAGTACGTTCGTATCCTTTATGGAAGAAAGTCTTTACGGGATGTCCCTTATTATAAAGCTTACCCTCCCGAGTAATATGATATCCTGGGAATCCTAATATATTATCTTCCACTATTTTATGTTTTGAGATGAACCAAATCCTTTATCTCCTCTGCTTCCCCACATTTGTGATTCAGTATAAAACTCCTCTTGCTGAATCTCCTCTGGCTCGGTAATATAAATGGGTACATGAATAAATTGTACCAGCTTTTGACCAGCCTTGATAATCTGAATTTCTTGAGAAGTGTTATATATCCCAATATGTATCTCTCCAACATAAGGGGAATCCACTATCTCGGCAGTAAAGATTAACCCTTTCTTAGTAGCTATACCAGATTTGTTTGCTGCCATTAACATAGATGCAGGAGGTTCTAGCAAACCTTTGATACCCGATGGGATAAGTATACGATGACCTGGTTTTAAAGCTATATGCCTTACAAAGGCTTCACCAAAAGGAACATCTAAACCATAACCTTCGGAGTCGAATTCATTTTTAGAATGAATATCCTCAGGGTATAAATTAGTTGGTACATAGAAATCTAACCCAGCATCATTTGGGTTTGCTCTGTTGGGAGATACTACCTCCCTTACTTTGATAAATCTAAATCTGTTCATAATATATTACATTTACGTAAAAGTTGTCCAAAGGTTAATTTCTCGGGTCTAGAAACATATACTCCCAATGAATTACACATCCTGATTACATCGGTAGAACCCTCCATACATAAATTAGCAAGTACATCTTCTTGCTTTACAAAATAGTTTGGGTTGTTAAGGTATACCTTGAACATAGCCCATATCATCTCTATTGGTTTCATTATTTAGTACACTCTTTATAAAGTTCTCTAATACGTTTTCTTGGTACTTCGAATTTCTCAACGGTTTTGGTAATAACCTCTTTTCTGTCTTTCCCTTTCCGAATCAAGCCTCGGATGTATTTCTTGATACCAACGGTATCTTCAAGTACATCTAAATCCTTGTATTGATTCTTCTGTTCAAGTTCTTTTCTTGTAATGTTCAAGTTCTGTGACATCTTGAATGCACATAATTCTGAGTCTCCGCATAGTTTACATTCTTTGGTTGATAAATCATATCCAATACCAAAGCATGGATCTCCGTTAGTACCCAATTGACTAACATCTATTGGTGTAAGTACATCATGTTTTGATAAATCAGGAAGTTGTTTCTTTTTCTTAGCCATCTCATTTTTCTTTATAAATGTATATGTTAGTAATATCATCTAAGGTTACATATGAATAACCAATGTTATTAATAAATAGTTCCCTGAGTTTATATAATTCTTGGTATGAATTTCTATCATGACTCTCTTGACATACTTTGACTACCATACCATTACTCCAGTACAGATAGAAATAATGAATAAAGCATTCTGGAGTATTTTGAGAAGTTTCCAAGCTTGATATCCATATCAAATCTCTACAGTTGAATACATGTTTAGGATTATGTACCTCCCCAACAATGAGAGACTTAAACCATTCTTTAATCTTCCTCATCATAAGTATAATTAAGGTGTTTACAATTAGGACAGACCCATTCTTTGAAATGCCCTCCCTTGATTTTCAAATCCTCTTTATGAAAACGTTTCTTACATGAATGACATTGATAACCATCCTTAGAAAACATGAAGTCTAAAGCGAGTATTATTATCATAATAACCACCGCTGTAATTAAAATATATTTCTCCATCACTGAAAGCCTTTAATTTTCTTTTTAGTGTTATTGGGTTTTCCTTAAGAGTACCCAGCAATAAATACCTGATGCAGAGATTTGGATTATCCTCCAACCATCTGATAAGAGAGTAGTTAGTTTAGTATCATCTTCGTCTCTGATACATATTAGTTTATCATTATTCATAATGCCTATATGCTTATTAATTGTAATCTTCTTTTCCTCCTACGGAGAAAAAGTAAATACTCATAGTACTTCTAGTTAACTCTTAATAAGGCTATGATTAGGATGTTTCTTCCATAGCTTATCTAACAATATTACTTTCAATTCTTGTCTCTGATAATATTGCTTCCTATGCTTACCATGCCTATCTAAATAAGGGCCAGGATAATGAAGGTCATCCAGGTATACTTTCTTTTTCGATTTATCGGTTCTTACCAAACGACCAAGAAACTGAATAGATTTTTCCTGACTATCCATGCTTGCTGCATTAAGTAAATACCTAAGCTTAGGAAAGTTTTTACCTCGAGCAATGATTGTAGTTGATACCAGGATATCTATTTTGCCTTCCCTAAAATCCCTCATTATTTGTTGTCTTAACTTAGAGGGAGTATTAACATGCACGTAGGCAATATTATAGGCATCGCCCAGTTTCTTTTTAAAGAACTTATATAGATTTTCACAATGTGCAATATGCTTGCATACTACAAGAGCAGGATATCTACCTTGATTAATATTCCATCGTAATCGATTATAAGCCATGGTCCACGCGGTATTATTTTCGGTAATAGAATCATCATATATCTCCTTATAGGATATACAATCAGATTCCCAATTACCATACCAGGGTTTACCAGGTACCATCTTTACAACGGTTTTTGTTGAGTAACCCTTTTTGATAGAATCCTTAAGTTTAAACTCGGCAAGTACTTTACCAAAGAAACATTCAAGGTTCATATTCTTAACTCTATCCTTAGCAAGCTTACTCATATAAATGGTACCAGATAACCCTATACGAATTCTGGTATTAAATAACCGAGTAATTACATTCTGATATTGCTTACTACCTCCTTGGTCAGCCTCATCTATGAGTACCATATCTATTTGAGATAATTCCTTTTGATAGAATCTCATATTTCTCGAAATAGATTGAACCATACCTATAGTAAAGTTACTCCAGTTTAAAACCTTGCCTTGAACAAAAGTGATATCTTCTCCGGGAAGATATTGCTTAAATTCTTCTCTAGCTTGATTTAACCAATCTGAGTCATTAGTTATTAGCAAAGTCTTTAACTGCTTCTTATAGGATAAATATAAAGACGACATGATAAGTGTGTTATGAGATATGAATCCATTAGATAGGTAATTATGATACTTAGGTATCTCCATATCATAACATGGGTATTTATCTAAGATTTCTATCTTATCTATTTTATCCCAATAACAATTACTAGAAATATTTAGTAATTCTGTAGCTTTATCATTATTAGAGCCTAAGAATTCTACTAAACAATTAAAAGCAGTTAAAGTTAATCTATTATGATGACTTACCTGTGTACTTATAACTCTACCATAGGTTTTTCTAAACTTACCTTTTTCTTTCCAAGAAAGCTTATCATAAAGTTCTTTAGCAAAATTACTAAAAGGTAGTTTATTACTGTAGTTATTCCGTTGAGAATTGCTAGGAATACATTTTCTTTCAATCCTCATGGGTATTATTTCTAGAAACTCATCATAAAATTCGCTATGAATAGTTATTCTATAAGCTATACTCTCTTTACCATTACATGAAGTCTTCTTGGGTTTAAGACAACAAGCTATTCCTAAAGATAATAAAGCTTGTTGTACTCTACGAGCATTTTCAAGATTTACAGTAGTAAAAGATAAGGATCTTCTACCATGAGATGATGAATTATGCCCATCTGTATCAAATAAACCTGCTATATAATTCCTTAAGTCATCATAAGAAGCCTGAAGAATCTTATCGGGTATGTACTTTTCATGGGCAGTACCAATTAATTCTGGATATTCCTCTTGAAGTAGTTTAGCAAAATTAGTATCGGATTTAGATATATGAAAACCTTTAAATCTTTTGTGGGGTTTTATTTCTACAGGAGTTTTACAGATTTCATCCATAGTAGCTTTAACTACTTCGGCTACTTCTATATCTTGACCTGATATAGATATGTTTATTTGATTTTTAGAAACTTGATGAATATGACCATCTCCGGATAAAGCTCCCAAAGTATAGCTAAGGTTTTTACCTATGGTATTTTTAGAATGAGTATATTCTAAGGAGATAGGTAAACAATCCCCTTTCTTTAAATCCTTGACATATACCCATTGTAGATTATCTCCATAATAAGTATATAATCTGTGATTTTCATATCCACAGATTAGAGTATAACCCTGAGAAGTAGTTATCTTTACTACCTTAATCTCATTATAAACTCCTGCATTGGGTTTTACTAATACACCTTCTTTAGTAAGGACTTTACCTTTATATCGTATCTTACCTGTTTCAGAAACGATTTTTTCTATAGGTAATAACCCATCCTCAGTATGTATTATGGTACCCTTACCGGTGCATTTACCGGCATTAACCGTGTAATCTAATACACCAATATGGAAAGGTGTATCACCTACTCGATTATTAATCACAGACTTAACAGCTTTCTCTTGTTCTGGCCTTAATTTATATTTACCTATATTCGTAACTACTTTACTGACTTTAGGTAAAGGTTGTCTCATATCTACAACTTTAGGTTTAATCCCCATCTCTATACATCTATTATATACCCTGGGAAGTAAACCTATTTTAAATTGCCCAGTCTTGGTGATGTAGTGAATCTTACCATCCCAATTCTGCATACCTCTTTGCCTTGTACGTAAATAGAAGGCATTCGGATGTCGAATGGCAAACTCATTATAGAGTTTCTGCGCATACTTGAGGGGTATATCAAGTTCACACACATTACCATTCTGAATAATTATCTTACTCATACTAATCTTTTATTTTATCCCAGAGACTCCCCTCTACTTGAGGCTCGTCTAAGGTTCGTTTATTTTTATTTTTATATAGGTATTTATTATATCTTTCGATAGCCTTATCATTATACATCTGACTTGGTTCTGGTAATCCATTACACCAAGCAAGAGCTTCGAACTGGGCATCCAAAAATTGAAATACATTCCAATCCTTTTCATCCATTAGATTATGAATCCTAAGGAAGTGAACATATTTCTCTGGCTGATGTTCATAAGATTCATATATACCAGTAACACTAGCAACTCTTTTTATGAATTCATCATGGATGTCTTTGGTAAAGCCTGGGTCCTTATCCCCCTTGAGTTCTAATTCGGCCTCTACCTGATTAGTAATGTTATCCTGCATGGATATTAACCTTTGCATAACATTACGATAATCAGTCATTCTCTTTAACCCAGTCTCAATGTATTTAATAAAACCTTCCCGGGTATCAAATTTAAAATCCTCACAAAAGGTATTACATACTTCTGCAAGCTTTTTACAATTTGCCCATTCTCGAGAATTACTCTCATTTATTTTACGAACTCCCCTATGCTTTAACTTTATACGAGTTGCATATAAAATATCAGCAACAAGGGCAGCATCCCCCTTAGATGCTAGTAAAATGTTATTAACTCGCTTAGTATTCTTATTATTAGAAACTAAGACTGCTCTATGATTTATTGCCTCCTTTCGAGCAATAACAAAAAAAGCCTCAACTGGGAAATTATCTACCTCTAAGGTATTTAATATTTCCTCAAATTGAGACTTAGTTATATGGATAGATGGTTCACGCATAAATATATTATTTTATAATATAATAGGAACTCCCTATTTCAATGAGTTTCTGATTGATATCAATTCTTGATAACTTTGGTACCTGGTAGCATATACTAACTTAAGTGTCTGACTTCTCCCTAAATCATTTACGTCTTTTCCGTCTGGTAAAAACACCACCTTGACTTTTTTATATGCAACAAGCTTGAGAGCCAAGTTGATGGCATATTCTTTTGCGTCTGGGTCCAACAATATAATAAATCTTTCGCATTGGGATTTAAGTAACTCATTGACTTGGAATGCAGATATAGCTTTGCCCATTGTGGCAATTGCTCTATCCCCAATTGTGAGAGCATTAAGTGCCCCTTCGCAAATGAATACCGACCGATACATCTCCAACGCATCATGATTAAAGATGATAAATTGTTTTCCCAAACCGGTGATGTCTTTGTCTGGGTTATTATATCTGGGCCCTTTGCCGATAACATTTCGAGCATTGTAATACCTAAGTTGTCCTCGATAATAAAACGGGATGATAAGGTACCCATATGTTGAGCCGCTTGTTCCATAGCCGATACCGTATCTTGAAAACTTCTCGAGATTAAAGCCGCGTTTCTTGACATACCCTCGAATGCTTTTTGCAAGTTGGCTGTCTCCAAGCGAAATATTTCTAAATCCCTCAGGGAGATATACGGGCTTACTTTCGGCAAGTTCGATTTTCTCTTCTTTGAATTGCAGTTCATCAAATTGGCCATTGTTCAAAAAATTAATTAGTTCATGGTACTCAGTAAATCCTTCTATGTCCATTATTAGTTGAGCAGGAGAAGGATGGGCATTACATCTAAAACAATTGGTTCTATACATAGAAAGGTTAACTCCCAACTTATGTTCTCTCCCACAATATGGGCAAGTTGGTATACGCATCCAGCCATGTCGATATTCAAAAGCTCCAAGTCTTTTAATGAAATAAGTTTTGAGCTTAGACTTAAACTGATTTGTTATTTTCATAAACTTCTATTTAAGTAGTGACTAATACTAGCTTTACTTAGCTTATACTTTTCTTTTAGGGTAGTATCTATATAACCTACTTCTCTTAGAAATATAATAATCTGGCCACCCTACTATATTAGAGATTAACTTTCTTTTAGATATCACCTGATTTCTTCTCATACTTTTCTTTATTTGCAGAGGGATTATCTTTAGAACTCTTCATCATAGAATCTAATACTCCAGAATACACTTCATCATATTGTTTACGTTGTTCCCTTGTAAATTCCGTACATCTTTGCCTTTCGACATCGCATTTGAATAATGCTCTACCGGAAGGAAGACCATCCCTTTGTACTACTATCTCAGCTCGAAGAATATTATCTTTCTCTTCTTGCTCAGTAGAGTTAAGACCCATGATAACCTGGGCATTACGAACAATGGCAATTGAACCAGAGATATCATTCTCATCGTATCTAGTAAGCCTATGCTTTTTACCTTCACGGGTAATATGATGGGCAGTCCATATAATGTCTAAATGTAATTCCTCTGCCAGATTCTGAAGATCTACGTATACATTAGATATTCTTTCGAAATCTTCCCTATCCCCCGCTATTGATGCAAGTTTACCAGCGTAGTCAACCATAAGAACTTTAATATCGATTCCTTGATTACGAAGTTGAATTATCTTTTCCCTTATATAAGGGGTATTAGTAATCATTGCTGGTACACGCTCAACCACTAATTCAACTCCAAACCTTGCAAGTTTCCTTAAATGCTTTGCCTCAAGTTTATCATATTCACCCGAGTATAATTCCTTCTTGGTTTTATTAATACTGGATTGAATGAAACGGTCCATGATCTGTTCTTGACCATTTTCCGTATCAATATATAATACTGACTTCTTCATTCTGAGATAACCTCTTGCAAGGTTTACCATAAAGAAGGTTTTCTTTGCCTTGGGTTTATCTAGTATCACATTAACAGAATGCTCTGGATAACCTCCTGCATTAGTAAGGTCATTTAATTGCCTAAAGGGACATGGTATTACCGAGGGTTCTGATTGTCTTCTAAACTGTCTCTCAGTAATATCCCGAATCATATATAAGGGTTCATCCTCTTTCTTTGGTTTACTTTTCTGAAGTACTTTTTCAATCTTCCTTGAATACTCTTCATATTGTTCGAAGTTATCTAAATCAAAAGAGTCATTCAGGTTCTTCATTTCAACATAGGTAGAGAACTGGTAAATTTTTTCCTTGATATAATCTGCATCCGATAAGGGAATGTGATATAAATTGCTTATTAACTTATTGATATTAGGGATGTCATCCTTAGTTACCAAATCAATATATGCCTTTGATTCTAGCAATTCTTTTAATACTTCTTTTAATATATTCTCTGAAGGCATCTTACCTTGCTTCTTAAAGTATTTTGATATACCCTCAAATATAAGGGCATGCTCAATAAGAACCAGGTAATTAGCTTTAATCCTTTTTAGGACTAGACCTCCTTCCTTATCTCTTAAAACAAACCGGAGTATCTCAAGTTGGAAATCAGGTGTAAAACTAAATTTGATGTTGTCTTTAAATTTCTTCATACATATCTATATTGCAATATTATATAAACTAATAGATTTTGATAGTACCGAGATAGTTCTGAGTATGTTGACAACTAACTAGAAACTACTAATCCACTACCTTAAGCTCCCGAATATTTAATATTATTATTTTATATAAGAAAAAATACTTATATTTGCATAACGAATATTTAAAAACATGGGAAAAAGTAAAGGAAATAATGGCTCAGAGCTTCATCGATTAAAACCTATGCAAGAATATGATGAAGCTACTTTCAATAGACTTTATAAAGTCTGTAAGCCAGTGATTAGGAATCTTACCAGACAGATTGATTATAAAAGGTTTAATCTTACACCAGATATAATTCAGTCTTATTTCTGGGATAAGATGTTATTTGTTTTTAATAAATACTATGGTGAATGTACTGAAGAACATCTTAAAGCAAGAATCCTTGCATCACTTAGTACATTCAAAAATAAATTGCTTCGTTCTGCATACGGAGAACAGGCAGAGTATAATCAAAGCCTCTTTAAACTCGATGACTTATTCGATAATGATAAAGAATTAGAGGATGATACCGAAGAAGAGAAAGCTAAATCCGAAATGCTTGATATGATGTATACTTATATGAAGGATAAGCTTTCTCCAGATGCCTATCTTTTGTTTGAGGTATTAATTACTCCTCCCCCTTTTATCAAGGAAAGGCTTGAAAATAGTACTCGAATAACTAATATAATGATTATCGAATTTTTCGAAATGCCTAAGACTAATGAATCTATGAGATATATATCAGAACTTAGACAAGATATACAATATTGGGAAGACCGAGCTAAAGAAGAACTTAAGTATTAACACAAAAGAAAAGGGGCGTTTCCCAACGTCCCTCTCCCAATTGATTTTTACTATGCAAAACACAGATTGTAAACAAATGTTTACTCTTAAACAATACAAATAATACACATGAGTTTTAATACTACTAAATAACTAATAACAACTTTATGATGATATTTTTTGGATATATCGTAATGTAATAGTCGGTGGCAATTTCTCAATATCCAAAGTTTCTACCGAAGTTTCTTGTAAGAAAGATTCCCCTAATAGGTTCCAGCTTACTACGATAGCACCATCTTGAATACCCTTGGTAGGAGTTCCTCTACCGAAATCTCCATTCAATCCCGTCTCCCTATTAAAGAAAGATTGAGGACGAACGTTCTCCCAGTTATTGGCATTATCTTGTTTACCTTTAGATACACCAAGAGCATGCCTATGCTTAGGAAGGTCATCACCTTTAATAGAGATTAAGAAATTACCCTTAGTTGGTGTATAGTAATCTCCAACATTCTGTAACATTACTTCATCCCCAATTTGAACACCTCCAGCTTGGTAACCAATAACTATTCTACCAGCTGCCTTAGTATATTCTGCCCAGCCCTCCGGTATTACATCGGTTTCCCAAAGAATAATAGAACCGATTGGTAAGTTAGCAGTACTCAGAGATTCAGAGAATTCTTTTCTGATAGCCTCAATTTGACTATCAATGTATTGCTTGATATTTAACTTAGTACCCGATTCATCTACTACTGGAAAGCCTGAATTTATCTGTTCTACTCTTTTCACTGATTCTTTCATCATACTCTGGGCAGCAGTAGTATAAGGGATTTCTTGGAACTTACCCTGATAGGGTACGATAGCAAAGTTCTCATTTCGTTTAGTCATAGCATCTGTACCCTTACCATATACTCCGATAAGAACAACCGAAGTTTTATTATTAGAGTAATAAGGGCAAGCACTCTCTACCATCTCTAGAAGATTACTAAGAGTCATACCGTAATTAGAATATACATCATTATTAATGATATCCGGTGTACGATTCTCTTCGGCAATCGGATAATAAATATCCAGAGACTTTTTAAACAAGGTGTAGAAGCTTTCGGAGGATTCATTCCAATAAGCTACGAAGTCTACTGGATTATCTACTGGTTCAGAAATAGTAGTATGTACTGCAAAGAGTAATACTTCTTCTATTGAACCTTGGGTACCTTGGATGTTCTCAATAGTAATCGTTTGTTCATCGGATATAAATACATACCCATCTCTTGAAATACACCCAAAGTTCACGTCTGGCAATTCCCCATCTTCTGAAGCCTTTGCCATATACCTTGCCATAATCCTATCCTTGATTACATTGGCATACTTACTTCCAGCAACTCCCTGAGGAGATACCACTAACTTGTTACCATTTATGGTAGCTGAGCCAAATCCACAGAATGGTCCTAAACCAGAAGGAGCAGCAATTGCTTCTGCTGCTTCCTTTGATTTAATAATACCTTCATACTTAAAGTACGTCTTCATTGTCCTTAGTATTTTTAAATTGATTCTTTTGTTCTGACATATCCTTAAATGCTTCACCTACATCCTTGAACTTGAGGGTTAACAATTTAAAGAGTATTCTCCATATACTGTACCGTTTCTTAATACCATGTATTTCACAGATGTGTCCATATATACTATCTACTTCGAAACAGTAGCATATTACCATAGCCGTTATTGATACCACTATTGGGTTCATCCCATAGGGTTCTCCAATAGCTTTACCAAGTACAGCACCAAGTAGAACATAGCAGATATAATCTACTATCTTGTTTAGAGTTCTTCTTCCAGCTCTAGATTTTCGAACTTCGATTTTCTGTAACCTACTTGCCGATAACCCAAACCATAAATCTGATAGGATTAGAATTATTGCAAGAATTATCATCCATCTCAAATTATACAAGATTTGTGTACACTCTCCCAATATACCCACAGTGAATGCCTTGAATAAAGGCTGAGTTGTGGTCTCTGTTATTCTATCGATTGTTGAATTTATCATTGTTCTACTATTTGCCAAGATTGATTACTGTAAGTTGTAATGGTAAATGTTTTCTCTGAGAGGTCATCATGTTCCCATTCTAACTTTTGAGGACTAACACTTAAAAGGTCTGCATCTACTACGGTGAACTTAGTTCTCTTCGAAGTATCTACCACTGATTCGAATATATACTCTCCAGCTTGTGCAGTTACAAATTCATAACCAGCACCACCTGCGTCATAAGTAGTTACTTTACCAACTTCCCTTATTCGACTATCGAAGTCTGGTTTATTAGAAGTACACTTGATTAAAGTAGATACCTGTTTAACATTCCCCTTTAATTCTGCATAAGGGGGAGTACAAGAAATCTCGATGATTGTAGGATAATCTTCCAATATTACTTGGCATCTTAATGAAGAACCATCATCTGTCACAAAGGTATAAGTCCCAGCCTTGGTAAGAACAATTTCCTCATCAAGGTTATAGGTTTCCCCGTTCTCATCACAGGTAGCAGTACCACTTACATTGACCCCATTTTTCATTTCCTCAAGATGGAACTTACAAGCAGACTTCTCATCCAGTAATTGGTATACTGCATAAGTATCATCTATCTGGTCTTCTGGTAATGCCCAGTTGGGTTCTTTCCAATGACTGTCTGTAGCATCCGAAGGTACTATCTTTAACTTGTTCTGATATACTACTGAAGAATTATTAACTACCAAAGTAGTCTTAGCAGTAGGGTAAGCTACAGACTGGAAGGTATAAGTCCCTGCCCTATTTGCAGTATATACATAACCATTCTGAGCATTAAAGGTTTCCCCAGTTTCAATTACCCTTACTCTGTAATCATCCCCATTACCAGAAATACGTTGTATCTTTACTGTAGCTTTTGCAGAGCCATTGAATAATGTGACTGTTGGTGGGCTAACAGTAATTCTATATACTGCAGTCTTACCAGATACTACTTCGAATATACCCACACCTTCATCGGTTTCCCTTTTATCCAGTGTACATTTAAACTTATAAGTACCATAACTATTAGCAGTAAACTTATCACCGTTCTTAAACAACTTAGTATCACCAATTAGCCTACAATATAGTTCACCAGTAAATGATTCTGGGTAATTCGATTCGATGGTAAGAGTGGTAGTAGCATCCTTGATACTTTGCTTATTCCCAACTCTAAATTCAGAAGGTGTACATCTTACCTTATACGTAATCTCTTCTCGAGTTACAACAAAGGAAGTTTGCTTTACTGGGAACTCTACAATCTCAAAGATGTAGGTACCAGGCTCTGAAAATTCCCAAGTTGAGCCAGAGACTTTCACTATATCAGTACCGGATAATCGTACATTACAGGTTTTCACGGTACCCTTATAGGATACGTTTGCCCTTACTACTGTATTTACTTTTAGGTTAGTAGGAGTTATCTTTCCAGTAATAGGGTCACAAGTAATAGAATATACTCGATTATAAGATTCTTGATTAACCGTGATTTGAGTTACCTTAGTAGGGTCTCCCACACTTCTAAAATAATAAGTACCTGCTCTGGGTATATTAAAAATGGAACCACTTTCGTGTTTAGTGTAACCCCAATTTATATTATCACTGGATATCTGATATCTTAGGTCGGCATTTATCCAATCTGAAGTTACAGTTACCTTTACCGGTACTTCATATACCTCTGAAGTAATAAGATTGGGTTGGTCTGGATTTACTAACTCAGCTTTAATTGTATACCCATCATTTACGGTAAACCCATATTGAATATCGAAAGATACATGATAGGGTATGAATCTTTTAAAGAAAGCCTCTACGGCTTCTCTAAATTTTCTGAAAGCTACTGAGTTCGAAGTATATCCATGACCGGTAAGTCTAAAGGTTACCGGTATACATTGAGAACAATCGAAAGTATTATCATAGGTATACTTATCGTCATAATGGTAATACTGGTCAAAGTGCGGATTACCTTTTACCCAACCATCATAACTATCAGCCTTTGCAGGGTCAGTTACTACGCAGGTTAACCCATACAGCCTCATCATTATTTCGAAGAACTCAGAGGTACCCCTTATTTTGAAAAGAGATACCGAATATCTCAAGATGTTTCTTACCTGAGTACTGGTTAAAGTAAAGGGTCCCTCCTTTGGTATTATCCAAAGCTTAGATAACTCTTGGAGTTTAGCATCGGAGTAGAACCCATTAAAGTACTCTGCCCATTTCTGTGCATCTATAGTGTTCCCATAAGCAAAGGGCATTTCTCCGAGGAATTGCCAAAGGAAATTGAGATACATATCCGGAGCCTTATCTATATCAATAATGTCTAAGATATTCTCAATATCCTTTGTAATGTAATCTTCAAAATGCTCTCCACAAATTTCTAGAAACCTCTCTAAGATGCCTTTGCCATTTACCTTATAGGTATCTTGAGCTTTATACTCGAATGGCAAAAAGTCGATTAGATTTTTGAGGTTTATCATTATACAATTTCTTTTACGGTTAAAGTCAATTGTGAAGCGTTTTCAAATACTGGTAAATTAAAACCGGGGTCTTCATAGTCATGGTTTGGTTCAGATACGGTAATAGAATATCTGTAACCAGACTGATAGCTATTGTTCTGAATATCCAAAGAGAAGTCAAAACCATTAGCCTTATCTATTACCTGTATAGAATTACCTACAGTACCAGTAGCCATATACCCATTTAATACAGAACGTACAGTAAAAGTAGTGGATGAATTAAAGGTTATATAGTAGGTCATTGACCCCTTTGCCTTGTTCAATTTAAATTGGCCAAGGTTCAATTCTTTATTACCATAAATGGTAGTAGGCCAGGGTTTAATATAGAACTTAGTAAGGTGAAGGTAATCTACGGTTGATAGATTATCTATCAGGGCATAGATATCTGATACTCTTACGCTTCCTCCTATTTGAGCTTGCTCCGGAGAATAGGCATTATATAAAGCCGTAAGAATTTGAGTTTGTATCTCTGGAGTCTTATAAGACTTCTTACCAGTAACTTCCATCTCTAGAATAATCTGAACCTTGCCTGCAGATTTAACCTTTAACCAAGTAGTCATAGGTGCTCTTTGAGATAATAGGTTGTATACCCTATTTATTAATTCGGAAGATGCAACAGCTCCACCATCGGGGCTAATATATACTGTAAGCTTTCTACCGCATTCATAATCGGCTTTAGCTTTGTTTACCCCATCAACCAACATGGCCAAACTTTCGAAATCCTCTTTGGTAATTGCTACTCCCAAAGTCTTTACACTCAAAGGTATATGTTCTTTGAGCATTATAAAGTTCTCATAGTTTGAACCACCTCCAGCATCATAAGCATTACTTACTGTAGCATCAGTAATTGAAGAAGAGATTATTGAGGGTACAGAAGTAATAGTATTACTCTTTACATTACCCTGAGTACCATTGGTTAAGTAGAATACCACATTGGTTATTTTTGCTCCTGCTGCAGGCTTCTTACCAAAGGTACCATCTCCAAACATTATATAAGGATTGAGTGCCTCATCTACTGAAACCATGAAATGCTTATCTGTGGGTTTGGATTTTGCAAATGTATCTACTAATACCCAAGTTTCCCCACCTATCTGTAATGACATAGAGCCCTGTTCATAATACTTACCATTAGGCAATGTACCAAGATGAATTATAACTCTATCTCCAGTGGGTATTACCATATTATTGAGAGCGCTTGCAGTATACTTCTCATGTTGTATAATTGGTACTTTACAAGTGGTTACATTTGAATACCAAGTTACGTCTCTGGCAGATAACCAAGAGTTACCACTGGAATCCGTAAATAGAGTTCCTTGAGGTATAGTTAATTTAGCTCCGATAGAATTACCAGTAATACTTCTGGATAAGATTACATCTACTGTAGCAGCAATTGCTGCTCGAGCATGATAATCTACCAAAGCTCCATGTTTAACTACCGAATCATACCTTCTTGCCGTAGGTAGAAAGGTTTCCCTTGCCATGTTATCTACATAGTAGTGAAGTACTTCGGCAATTGCCGCAAACAATGAGAGGATGATAATTAAGATATTCCCCTCCGAATAATCCGTTATGAGTTTCTGACCTTGAGGGTCTTTGAGTCCCATAAGGGATTCAACCAGCTTGGCCTTAATCTGTTGATAAGACCTCTGGTATGGGTTAAGCCATTTATTTGTGATTCCCATATTATTGTGTATTTAATGAATTATCTGACCTATCATAGGTGATATCGAGGTACTGACTAGAATTTGTTCCATTTACTACATATGTTACTTCTATGTGTATTTTTGCATCAACTCTAGTAACGGTGATACTTTGGAAGGTTATTCTCTGTTCCCATGCACCTATGGCTTGTTTTAAAAACTCTTTAATTATAAAACTTAGGGCTTGTGAGTTTGGTTCCTCAATACATTGCCATAGTTTACTACCAAAGTTTTCCTGTCGAAATCTCTGACCTATCATATAATACAATATAGAACTTATATTATCCCTGATAAGTTTAAAATCCCCGTTTACTGGGTACCAACCTCTTTCCCCATTTTCATTAGTTGTAAGTTGGATAGGATAAGTTACACCTATACCAACTAAGTCTGTAAAGTAATTCTTTTCCATTAGTGTATGCAGGTTTTATCCTCATAATCGTCTACAACGAATTGTGAGAAAGGTTTAGTTATTTGAGTTAAAGTTGGGCCAGAAGAACCTGGCCCAGTAGTTACACCTGAGTGTACATGAGAGTTGAACATACTACGAAGTTGTTCTAGTTCTTGAATAGTTTGATTTAGTTTTTCGGTTAGTTGGGCAATATTGATTAACCCATGATTTTCTCCAGTATTTAATATAATGGTATCACCTGAGGATATATTGATATCTTTATTAGCTGATACTATTACGTTAGATTCAGAATAAACCGATACGTCCCCATTAAAGTAGAGATTTAGTTTCCCATTATCATCGTCTATTATAATGAGGTTACCTTCAGGAGTAACTATCCCCATTTTATTTGGACCGTCTAAGGGTTGGGGTACTTGATTCATACCCCAACCATGGTATTCCCATAATGGTTTAGTAGGGTCACCAAATTCAAAAGTAATGAATACTATATCTCCTACCTTAGGGGCTAAGAACTTAAACCCACTACTTATTGAACCATGTTGGCCTTTCGGTAAAGCCCAAGCAAAGGTACCTCCCATTACTTCTGGTATACATACTTTTACCCTATTCATCTTCTTTTCGGTATCATTATTATCAACAACTATACCTCGGTATATAGAGTAGTATCTTCCAAGACCCTCTAATCCTTCTTCTGTTATTATCTTTGCAGTTTCATAGCCCATAATTACCTCGCTTCCTTATTCTTGATATATTCTTTGAATCTCTTTATGGCTACTTCCATATAATCGAATTTAACCCAATAATCATCGGGTACTTGAATATCTTTGATGGTTATCTTTCCGGGTATTACCTTACCTGAAGAAGTAGTTAAACTACCAGAGCTTACAGCTATACCTTCTGCTTTCTCGATTGGAGTCTTAGCTAATACTTCAGTATAGTAAGCCTTCTTTCGAGCCATCTCATCCCTACGTTTAACATCCAATACGTTTCCTTCCTTATCCATAATACCAGATTCAATGAAATAGGCCACCTCATTGTAAGTCCAACTCAAATCTAATTCATTGATATTACTTAAAGCTTTCTTATCTTTACCCTTAGAGGTTACAGCATTAGCTTTAGCATCATTAGCTACAACCGTTTGAGTAGACAGTCCAGTCTTAGAAGTAGTAGAACCAGCCCTACTCGAATTCTTTACTAACTCTAAATTAGTTACATATCCCTGGCCTGCATCCATAGAGTGGGTACATTGTTTTATATACCAAGGACCAGACCATCGTTTACCAACATTCTCTAATATTAATACCTGAGAAGAGGCTAGTAAGGGTCTTCCAACAACTTGCATCTGACAAACCAGTTTACTCTCTGTATACTTTAAACCACCATTAGCATTAGCATTAGCTGCCCAAGCCCACTTATCTATCCCCCCATATCTACTGAATAGATTATGGTAAAGTTTGTACAGGGGTATCTCAACATTAGCTTTTTTCCAATGTTGAACTTTCACTGTAACGCTATAAATACCCAAACTCTGATTTAATGGGTTTTTATATTTGATAACCGGGGTGTCATCAATCACCATAGTATAAGGGCCTTTCTTTAAAGCCGATATACCTCGATAAACACTTTCTTCATCCTCTAATCCCCAAGCAGTAGCTCCACCCTTGGGAGTATGCTCTGGGTCAAAGTCTCTTGGGTCCAGGTCTTCTATGACCATGAATTCCATTTGTTCTTTACCCTCGAAAAGGTATCTTTCATTCTTGAGGATATTGTATATATCTTTATCTAATGTTTTACCATTAACTACATTCTTAAGGGCAGCATTTAAAGCTGCACGCCTATCAGCCGGAAATTCTTCTCTTTGAATGGTTTTATTTATGATACTTCTTACCTGATCTGTACTAAGTTCATTAAGGAATTTTTCCTTACCTTGTCTATAAGCTTCAGCGGGATTAGCTGCTGAATACTCTGCTACATCTGAATTCCATTTATCATTCAACTGCCTTCTAGCTTCAAATGAAGCTCTTAAGTTAGGGTCAGTCTTTAGGGTATGATTTAACCTCATCTGCCTAATCGTGGAGATATCAGCTGGGTTATTCTCAGCACCATATTTACCTATTGAGGTTTTCCAATTATTATAATAGACCCCATTATTCTCATTAGCTACTATCTCGGGTAATTTTTCAGTATCATCAATCCCAGTACTTAATACTTCTAAATCTTTACTCTCTGGATTAATAGCGGGAGATAGTGTAGCCTTAACTCTCTTAGTTACTTTTTGAGTAGAAAATTGAACACTAAGTACTTCCCCATTCTCTCCCTGATAAGTATAAACAGTTACTGGTTCTTCATGAAATTTCCTATTATGTATATAAATAACATTATCTCTTGAATCTATATACCAAGGGCCATTAGTATAACCTCTCATCTTTTGTTCTAATTGAACTAAGATATTCTTGCCAACTAATCCGAAGTCACTATTGATTAGGGCCTTCAAATCTTCTGGCATAGCCACTTCTGCTACTCCACTGTACCTATTAGCATAAAGCACCTTTCCAGTAGTAGTACGAGTATTCTCTGTAGGTACCTGTAGTGACTCATATACTTTATTACTTATTATTCGTTGTTCCATTACTGAAAGATTTCTATGATTACACCTACACCATTATCACAACCACCATCTAAATAGGAAGATAAACTATTCTCTGAAGCTTCAGAGAAATTATATGGTGGCTGATATCTTAAATCACCAATAGAGTCTATACACTTGATAGTTACATGGGTACCAGTAGAATCAAACTTTGCCTCAAAATCCCTGACCTTGATAGTTTTAATTGGACCCGATACAAATTGACCGTCTGGGTATATGTATCCCCACTGTAAGCATATCACATTACCTTCTTGTAAAGCCTCTATGTCCACAGTATCGGGATCTCCAGTATCAAATGTAATTGTAGCAAGATTTTCTTTTTCTTCATCATACCTATAATTCCAGGTACTAATATAAGCTCCAAGAGGTATACCAGTAATGGGATTCATTATCGGCATACCTCTAAAATCGAATAGAGCCAAGTATGGTTGGCCCATTCCGTTATATAATATGGGTTTTTGTTTAGCTGCCATAAGCGGGGATTCTTATAAGTGTTCCACTTTCTACCTCTTTAAAAGGGTTTAGTATACCATTAGCTTCTGCAATAAGATACCATTTCCCAGAATCTCCGTAATACCTAAAAGCTATATTCTGAAGAGTTTCTCCATCCTTAACCGTATGCTGAATATCATTTGAGGATGAAGGAACTGAGGGGATAGGAGCTTCTAGGGAATAATCCCCATCTCCATAGTTTAGAGCATAGGCATTTTTATAAGGGCTATCTCCAACCAGATATTGATTAACATCTATCATAATTTAATACCCTCCGTCTTTTTAAGTGAATCTGAATTTATAAAGTCTCCATAGGATAAGTTATATGCACTTACTCTCTTGAATATTAATTCTTGAGTAGCTGCTGCAGGTAATAACCTACCATTTCCAAAAGTAGCGGGTTTCCCAGGAACCCTAATCCTACTGCCATTCTGAAAATTTTTCAAAGTATAAGTAGCCGAAGTAATAATGTAGTAGTGATTATTGAATATACCCGAATCCCCCCATTCTATCTTAACAATCGGAGGAGCCGATTGATAGCCATTAGATTTAGACCAAGCTTCCAATAACCTACATTTATTTAATACCTCTTCTGGATTATTAGGGTCATTACAGTACCAAGATACATTAAATTGGATTATATCCTCAGACCCAGTATAATGATACATAGGAGTATTACGTCCCATGGACTTAATAGTTGCCCATGTGGTTTCACCACGAAAGTCCAATTCTGGAGGTCTATTCTGTAGAGTAATATACTGTGTAGGATTAGCGGTCAAATTATATATCCTTACCTGATTCTGATATTTAATATCCGATTTGACTTCGAAGTTCCTATAATTGGTTGTGTTCTTATTCCCTTTTGCTGGGTCTACTCCTTCCCCCTCTTCCATTCGGGGGAATTGTAATTCCATCCTCCACTTAGCTTGAAGCTGTTTATTTAATGTAGGATTCTTTGAAGATATCTGAGCCTCTCCCACAACCCCATTAGGGTCATAGAGTTTACCCTTTAGAGCATCATCTTTTGGAAGTGTGGATGTAGTCCTATTGAGTAATATCCTGGCTCTCCATAGTTTATTTAGGGGACCCGTAAGAACCCCTGCGGTATCCCTCGTAAGATCATTATATTTTTCAACAACCTTACCTGCTGCTTTATTTAATATCCTAGCCATAGTATCTTAATTTTAAAGTCCTAATGCCACACCTGTATAATCTTGCTGAGAGCCCAAGGAGTAATCTCCTAATATTTCTCCATTTACACTGACGTTAATCTTACCATCTTTTAATCCATCTCTAATAGCTGCTCTCATAGCATTTAAAAACCTTTCTTCATTTTGAGCCCTGATAGCAGAGGGGTCTTCTTTAGATTGAGCATCGGTATTCCTATCAACAGAACTTATAAGTCTACTACCTACTTCTACTAATAAAGGTAATCCAATCGTAATGGCAGCTCCCCAGGGTCCACCAAGTAATCCTAATAACCTACCACCTACTGAAGCTAAACCCTTAGTAGCAACAGTTTTAGCAGCTTGTTTACCAGCTTGGTTAGCTATGGTACCTCCAACTACACCTCCAATGAGTGAAGTAGCAGGAGGCATTCCAGGATTC